CTGGTGAGTACCTACGAAGTAGATGGAAAACCCTTCTTGCAGATGAAGACATGGAACCGGCATCAACAGATTCGCGCAAAGAAAAGCAAATATCCTGCACCGGATGGAAGCTTTAACTCAGAAGATAGCGCTTGCAATCAAATGATTTCAGATGATTGCAAATGTCCCCGTAATCCAATCCAATCCGAATCCAATCCGAATACGGAATCCAACGCGCACGCGCCCGCGCGCGAGGACAACGATCTTTCCCGTGTTATGACCTTTTTCTTCGACCGGGTAAACCCTTCCCCTTCCCCGGTGTGCCTTGACAGCTTGAAGCAATACACCGCAAGCCTCGGCGCGGATGTGGTACTCCACGCCCTGAGTATTGCGCTTGACGAGCGGAAAACGGGATGGAGCTATATACAGGCTATCCTTGCCCGTTATGAGCGTGACGGATTGCGGGATATGGAAGCGGTGTTACAGGCGGAGCGGCGCCATAACGCCGGGAAGAACCAGCAACAGCCTCAACAGCCGCAAAAGCTGAAACAGTCCGAAAGCTACGATCTACGCTACATGGTGGAGTGGCCGGAGGGTTCTGGGCAATGGCAGGATATGAGAACGATACCAGGCTATGACAAACGATGAGAGACAAATAGCCCTCGCGGAGAATGACCTTGCCGGCTGCATCCTCATGTATTCAACGGAGACGCTTGCAGCGGTGCGCGGGATTGTCACAGAGGGCGATTTTCAAAACGAGGCGGCGCGGGCGATCTATGCGGCCGCGTCAAGTCTGACAGCAAGCGGAGCGGCTTGCAATGCGGCGCTGATACAGGCAGAAACGGTCAAGCAAGGCCGCGCTGTGACAACAGAATATTGCGCGGAGTTGATGCGGCTATACGTCACAAGCGCCAATGTCGAGGCTACAGCCCGCGTTATCCATGAGGACGCACAGAAGCGGCGCGGGCGTGAGATAGGAACAGCAGTCGCGAGCGGTGAGCTGTCCCCTGTTGAGGCAATTGCAAAGCTGCAAGACATCCTCAAAGACGGCGGCGGTAATGTCATGGCTCCCATGGACGCGGCAAACTATGTCATGGACTACATCAACGCAGTAGCCGCCGGGGAAGCGCGGACATTCCTTTCGACCGGATTTGCAAGCCTTGACAAGCAGCTTTCAGGCGGGCTTGTGATGGGCGGGCTGATTACCATAGCCGCCAGACCGGGCACAGGCAAGTCAACAATCGCCCTTGCAATTGGCGACAACATAGCCGCTCACGGCGGGAAGGTGCTGTATATCAGCCTTGAAATGCCACTTGTACAATTGTGGTCGTGCCGCCTTGCAAGTAAGTCCGGTATCAGCCGTTCGCGTATCTATGACGGGATGCGCGGGCAGGATGACAAGAGCTGGGCGAGACTGACAACAGCCTTTGACGAACTGTCAAAGCTCCAGTTTTACATCCGGGATGTTCCGTCGACAATCGAGGACATAGAGCGCGAGGCACGGTGCATTGACGGGCTTGATCTGATAATTGTTGACCACATGGGGCTTGTCCGCCCGCGTATCACCGGAAGCAGATACGACATTATGACAGACACCGCGCACTGTTTGAAACAGCTTGCGCTGTCGCTCAAAATCCCAATTATCGCTCTTTGCCAGCTCAACAGACAAAGCGAGGGCAGGAGCGACAAGCGGCCTACAATGGCTGATCTACGCGACAGCGGCGCGATTGAAGAGGATAGCGACGTGGTGAGCTTGCTGTTTCGCCCAGCGGCTTACGCGAAAGAAGAAGACAAGCCGAAGCCGTGGGAAAGTCAAGACTTACAGGTAATTGTTGACAAAAACCGGCACGGCGCAACAGGAATCGTAAACATGCGATTCTGTGGGATGAACGCCCGCATTATGGAGGACAACAGCAGGAACAACACAAGCGGCGGTATACCGTTTTAGGAGGCAAGGATGAACACAAAAACCGTCTGCCCTCGTGACTGTCCGGGGCGCTATCCCGGATGCGGCGCTCATTGTGAGACGTTCAAGCAGCACCGGGCCGAACGTGCCGCGGTTTATGATCGGCGGCGAACACAAGTTGAAATCAGCGATATTTTACATCGCGACTATCTCAAAACAAAACGCATATAAGCAGGCGAAAGGAAGGAAACACAATGAACAGAAACAAATCTATGTTTGTGACGCTCATCATGGCGGCGATGTTGGCCGCGATTCTGGCGGGCGCGTACAAAATCGAAATCCGGGCGTTTTACGTCCTGCTGGCGGTTCTCGCGGGATATGGTTTTATCCGGGGCGCGGGAGATCTGTGCCGGTGGTTGCAGGCGCAGGACAAGCCACGGATCGAAACGGTCGAGGCGGAAGAGGTTGACCCGTTCGTTCATGATGACGAGTACGGCGAGTGCAAAGCTCGGATGTCATTCGGGACGATCAAATACCGCGAGGGGAAATACACAGAAGCTAAATAATCGAGGGTAAGAAAATGGACAATGTAACATCAAAGTGGAGCAAGATCGGCGAGGTTCTGTACAAGGGCGTAGACGCGCAGACAGTAGCGGAAGAGATACTGTCAATCGGAGATAGCGCAACGCCCGAGCAGATCATTGCCCGCGCAAAAGACGAAAATACCGAGCTTCATAAGTGCTTTACATGGAACGTGCAGAAGGCGGCTCAAAAATGCTGGATTCAGGAAGCGCGAAACGTCGTCGGCTGTCTGGTTATCAAGCGCGGGGAAGTCAAAGAAGACGAACCGGAGATCAGGACGTTCCACAAAATCGACGGTTGCGGCTATAAGCCGATGATACAGATTTTCAAGCGGCAGGATGAATACCAGGCACTTCTCCAAGAGGCTTATGCAGCGCTGCAAAGCTTCAAACGGAAATATCAGAGCTTGCAGGAGCTTGATTGGTTAATTTCGCAGTTCCCGTGATATTCAGCCGTGGGCGCGGTCATGGCTTGAAAAAGTCAAAAAATATAGAACAAAAAATCATCGATAACTACAGCAAATAATACGACAAAACAATACAACTCAAGCCATGACCGCGCCCACGGCGCGCAACAAGTCAAGTTTAGATAGTAAATAACAACTGAGCAGAGATCAATACAAAACAGACAGCACCGTCAAGGGCTTTGCCTTTGAAAAAACACCTGTAAACAGGAAAGGTCATGACAGAAAAGTAAAAAACAGGACAGCACATGGCAAAACCTTTGACGGTGCTGTTTGGAACGGCGCAAGAACAAAACCAAATAATAAAACTTAGAACAGTAAATCTCAAAACACTTAATCATGCTATCAGGCACGTCAACACACGGCGTTCCAGCAAGGGCATGTTGCCCAAGGAAAGAGCATGAAATGAAACGGCATTACATAACAAATCAGCAGAAAACACCACAAATCAACTCACTACATGCCCTTGCCGGAGCGCCGCGTGGCGAACCAAAAATACATATTATGATACCACATGACACGATTGAGCAATAAAGTACACAATACGTCTAAAAAAACAAAACAGCGGATTACAAGAGACACTACGACAACACCAATCAACGCGCACGACCGCAAGGCCGTGTGAAGGGCTGAACGGTTCTTCAAATACAACACTCCACAATGCACTACACGACAGAACACCGCAGAACAGTACAGAGCATCAGCCTTTCACACGGCCTTGCGCCCGAAACTGCAAAACAGAAAATGAAAGCGCAGAAAACTAAATTACACTACATTACAGCGCCAAGCGCACGGTTTGAACGCCGTGCGAAGGAATGATTTTCCTTCAAATACCAAACATAACAGCACAGGGTATTATAGGACACTCAAGGACAATATAGAACAACAGAAAATCATTCTTTCGCAGGGCTTTCAAGCCCATAACAAAAAACAGGAGGAAAACACAATGGCTACCAAGAAAGAAAAACAGACGGAAACTCAGGAGATCACGATTCAGAAAGCAAAGGTTAATCACGCCATCATCGTCATTGAGGGAGACGGCGACCTTGTTCTGAACAAAATGAACGCTTCCAACGAGAGGGCGCTGATTGCCGATGACCGCAAGGCGCAGGCTTTGTGGGAAGCACAGCATAGCAACCGCTGGGAGCAGATCATCACCTCCATGCACTGGCGTGACGGTATTCCTTGCGAGGACACAAACGCAGATTGCACAGAAGAAATGTTCTATGACATGCTCAAGAACAACGCGCCGTGCATTACGGCTTTCGGCCTGAAAAAGAGCTGGGGACAGGCGGTGTGCCGCAACGAAATTGACAAGTACAGCACCAAGTTTGACAACGCTGTCAACATCGTTGCGCCCCGTGGCCTTGTCCCGATCACCTTTGCAAATCATTTCGTCGATACCCGCCTCATGACCCCGAAGCGCGGCTCCCCGGTTACTTGCCGACTGAATCACTTTCAGGGTTGGAAAGCGGAAATCCCCATCAGTTACACCGAGCATGTTTATTCCATCTCGGAAATCGCAACGATCATTGATTACAGTGGTTTCGGCCTCGGCATCGGTTCCGGCAGAACCAGCGGCTACGGCAGATACCATGTCGTGGACATCAAGTGAGGGCGATAGAAAATAAAAACCGTCCCCGGTGTGGCTAAAACCGGGGGCGGCAAAAAGAAGGAAATGGACAATGCGAATGAATAATAACATAAAATTTGCAAATTGGCAAGCGTCTGAAATCAAAAACGGTTTTTTCTCAGTCATGGCCGGGGCGCGGCTTGCATTTGAGAGCGCACGGCGGAACAGGTCGGCGCGGGCTATCGGTTGGGCCATACTCGCCGCGCTCGTCCTTATGCTGACCGCCTTGATTTCTTTCCGCGTCGCTCAGGCGCAGCAGGAGAAGCGCTTCGAGGCATGGCAGGAGCGCTTTGTCAATGACTACCTCTCACAGCAGGAGGCGGCAGCAATCGGGATGCCTCCAGATCCGCGGGAAGAACTAAAAAAACAGGAGGCAACGGCATTTGCAAAGCTCATGAGCGGCCTGAAGCTTTTCGGCTACGGCGCGGACGATTACCGGACACTGGCACAGTGTATCGCCTGCCGGGTGGCGAATCCGGCCTACCCGAGCACAATTGTCGAGGTCATAGAGCAACCGAAACAGTGGGTCGGTTACTCGGAGAACAACGAGGTCACCCAGAAAGACTATACGCTGGCCTTGCAGATCCTCGCCGAGATTGCAGCCCAGGAGCACCCGGCAATCTCACAGGACTATGTGTTTGCAAGCTTCGAGCGCGACGGAATCACACTAAGAGATACGTGGGACATTACAACCAGGACGCATTTCTGGAAATGGGGGGGATGAACATGCGGGAAGACTATTATGAGCCGTCAGAGTTCGAGCAAGAGATGGAATGCTTGAAGCAGTCTATTCGAGACAATGTGAGAAAAGAAATCCGAGAGGAAATTGATAGACTGAGGGCTGAGAATGCAGATCTGCGAGAAGTAAAAGAAAACTGGCAAGAGATGAAGCGCGAGCACGACCAAGCTGTGCGCAACTTGCGTATTGCCAAAGAAAACGCTGAACGGGAAGCAAAGAATGCAAGAGCAAAAGACATTCTCTCGGACATCGCAGTGATTGGATATAGGCCGTCAGCGAAATATGAGGTTGGCCCAAAATGCGACAAGTGCGACCGAAACAGGTACAGGCATTTCATTTCGCCGCTTGGCAGAGAGATGAAAGAAGAATGCACTTGCAAGAAAACAAAGAAAGTCTTTACTCCGTTTGAAGTTGTGTTGAAAGATTTCTATGTCGGGAACGAGCTCAGAGAATTGTACTATGAGCTTGATAGAAAAGAAACAGATTATGACCATTACTCCATGTGCGCAGACGTATACAAGAAGATGCCCGATGATCTGTCAAAAATCAACGAATACCACGCCGTGTTTATCAACAGGGCCGATTGCCAGAGGTACTGCGATCTGATGAACGCGCAGGAGGAAGAAAAAGAAAATGAGCGCAAGACTTAAACGCTGCCCATTTTGCGGCGGCAAAGTGTCGATTGCCAGCATGAGAGACGAGGACGAGCACTGGTTCTATGTGTTCGGTCTTCACAAAAACGATGACTACTGCCACTGCCGGGTGTTCATGGAGAGCGAAAAATTCAGAGACGGAGCAACGGACAAGGAAATCAAGGCGGTTAGGTCAGAGCTGGTCGCCAAATGGAACAGGAGGGATGGCTGATGGGCAGAGGCGGCAGTTACACGTTGATCGATCTTGCAGGCCGCACCTTTGGACGCCTGACAGTATTGGAGCGTGTGCCGAATGATGACAGATACAGCCGGCCTCGACCGCTCTGGCTTTGCCAGTGCAAATGCGGAAACAAGACGGTAGTAATCGGTGCGAACCTAAGAGACGGTAAAACAAAGAGTTGCGGATGCTTGAGAAAAGAAAAGTCTGCCGAGAACAGCAGAAAAGCAAGGGAGGCATTGAAAAATGCAAGAGCTCATAACTGAGATGATCCGCCGGAAAGACGGACTGTACGACTTGACCATCAAAATGAGGGACGGAGGCAAGGTTCTCCTGGACGTGCGCGGCATCCGACAGAAAAAAGCGCACAGCCTGATCGACGAGACGCAGGAAAAGGTGGACGATGGATGAAGAAGGAAAGGTATTATCCGCCAGAGGGAAACAAGCTCTGCTGCCACTGCTTCTACGCGAGGATGCGCACGGACATCTGCGGGATCTACTGCACCGGCGGCTTTGTAAAGCCGGACGGGACATGTGATCGATTCAAGCCATACAAAAAGCAGGAGGAAAAGAATGAGTGAGCTGCGAGACAAAGTAAACATGAGCATCCAGCGGCTCAAAGCATTCGAGCCGGAAGAAGGTTACTACCTTGCATTCAGCGGAGGCAAGGACAGCGTGACGTGCAAGGCCATCATGGACATGGCAGGCGTCAAATACGATGCCGCCTACCGAGTGACAAGTGTGGACCCGCCGGAACTGGTGCGATTTATCAAAGAGCAGCACCCGGACGTAAAGCGCGAGGTCCCGCGGTACCCGGCGGACTACAAGAACCAGAAGCTGGCCGGAAAGCCGATCACGATGTGGAACCTGATCCCTGAAAAGCTCATGCCGCCTACACGCATTGTCCGTTACTGTTGCGAGAAGCTTAAGGAATCAGGGGGCGACGGACGCGTTACCGTGACCGGCGTCCGCTGGGCGGAAAGTTCGAACCGAAAGAAAAACCAAGGGGCCGTGGTTATCCAGGGCGACTTCCGGCCCAGCGAGGTGGAGGGCCAGACTGGGCTTTTTGATGACGAGGATGACGGATTCGAGATCAACGAACGCCACGGAAGCCTAATCCTGACAAACGATAGCGACGAAAACCGCAGACTTGTGGAGAGCTGCTATCGGCGGAGAAAGACCATGGTAAACCCAATCATCGACTGGACGGACGATGACGTGTGGGCATTTATCCTCGCGGAGAAGGTACCATACTGCGATCTGTACAACCAGGGATTTACACGGCTCGGCTGTATCGGCTGCCCCATGGCGCGGATCAGATCCCGAGAGCGCGACTTCCTGCGCTGGCCGAAATACAAGGCGGCATACCTCCGGGCGTTTGATGCGATGCTCAAAGAGAGAGCGCGGCGCGGAAAACTCGACGGCGCGTGGCGCATGGGAACGACCGCAGAGGACGTGTACGACTGGTGGATGGAGTTCGAGAAATACGGGAGGGCAGAGGAACTGTGAACATTCAGATTTTCGCACTGGTGTGGATTACCACATTCATCATCGGAATGAGGATTGTAAACACAATCCAAGACCACAAAAAAGCGCAGGACGCCAAAGAGATCATCGCCAAGACGATCCGTGACAGCGAGGCGAAGACCGAGACGCAGGACGCGAGACGCAGGGCCGCAGAGGCAGAGGAACGGGCCGCGCAGGAAAAGGCAAAGCTGGCGGAGTTAATCGGTGCCATGAACGAAGAACAGCTTGCAGCTTTCAACAAAGCACTGGAAGAGCCAAAGAAAGAGTATGTGCCGTTTTATATTCCGTCGTACCCGGTATATAACCAGCTCCCGATGGTGCCATACTACGGCCCCAGATGGTGGGCGAATCCATGACAAACCCCTGCGATAACTGCAAGCGGCGCGAGACATGCACCTCGCGCTGCTTCCCGAAGAAAGACTATGACCGCGGCATGCGGAAAAAATACAAAAACAGGAGGAAAACGGATGAAACCACCGATCTACGAGCCGAAAGGCAAAGCCAAAGAGTATGGCGATCTGGCGCTGAACATTTACACCGGCTGCCCGCACCGCTGCTATTACTGCTTTGCGCCGTCAGTCTTGCACAAAGACCGTGAGGCGTTCCACAGCAATGTACAGCCGCGCCCCGGCATTGTGGAGGAAGTCAGAAAGCAACTCGAAAAGGAGCATATCACTGGAAAGCTCATCCACTTGTGTTTCACGTGCGATCCATACCCGACAGGTTATGATAGCAGCGCTACACGCGAGATCATCAAGCTATTGAAAGAGCACGGGAATCATGTCCAAATCCTCACCAAAGGTGACGGAAGCAGGGACTTCGATCTGCTGGACGGCGAGGACTTGTACGGGATTACGATTTCTGGAAAGCCGGTAGATGGAGGAGCGGAACCTGGCGCAATCCAACCGCACAAAAGGCTTGCCATTTTGACAAATGCCTTTCTGACCGGAATAAGAACATGGGTAAGCTTTGAACCTGTGATTGATGCCGAAGCGGTATTGAGTTGTATTGAGAGGCACCACAAACTATTCACAAAAGTCAAAATCGGCAAGCTAAACTACCACCCGACTGACATCGACTGGAAACAGTTCGGGCATGATGCAGAGGAGCTTTGCAGAAAGCTCGGCCTTGATTATTACATCAAGGACAGCCTGCGGGCGGAAATGGAGAAAGACCATGGCTGAAAGAATCCTGACGCTCTGCGATGCCTGCGCAGAGCAAATGAAAAACGGTGGCTTCAGGGTGAAGCCCATCACCGGGCGCACCACAACCGAGAAAAAGAAAGCCTGCGAAAACTGCGGTCAGCGCATTGGCGGCATGTGCAAGCAGTTCATCGTGGGCGGCAAGGGCAAATAACCATGGCCCGCAAAACGCAAATCCAGGAGCGGGAAGTCTATGTGACGATCCGCTCCACTACACAGCGCAAGGCTGTGAAATTCGAGTGCTGGCGGTATTGGGAGATAGTCGGGGAACTGATGTTCAGGAGCGCCGACCAGCAGGACGCCTACGATGCCGCCAGATGGTGCGGGCGATTCGCCAAACCGGGCGACCAGCGGGAGCTTGCACCGGACATAACGATGGAGGTAACGGATGGATAAGTATATCAAGTTTAAGTTCCTCGAAAAATGGATTTTGACAGAATCAGCATCGCTTGATGGCGAGGAAGACAGAAAATACGTAGTGGAACGATTGAGGGACGAAATCCCCGACGCCGACGTGCGGCCGGTTCGGTACGGCAAATGGGAGAAACACGGGTGGTCAATTAAATGCTCTGAGTGCGGATATGATATGCCGTTTGCAACAAGAAATTTCTGCCCCAACTGCGGCGCTGGTATGAAGGAGGCCCCGGATGCTTAACGTAGGAGACACGCTGACCTTTGTGCCGACCGCATACAGCAGCGGCGTGAGCAACGGCACAGAAGCCGCAAATGAGCGCATAGAGCGATGCACGGTCAAGGGAACCGTCACATCGGCCAACTGGAAGCACCGCTGGTACCGAGTGACATACAAGCCCATGTACGACCGGGAGCAGCACGAGTGCTTCAAATTCTGAGGGGGCTAAGAATCATGCACAAAGACAAACGGGCGCTGGTCGAAACGCTGCGCCATTACAAGCGCCACATTCTCGGGCCGCTGTTCACGGAGGCCGCGGACACCATCGAGGAACTGCTGGCCGAGAAGGAAGATCGCGAGACACCCGCATACTGGATCGTTCAAGATGACGAGCCGAACAAGCTCGACCCATACGGCGTGTTTAGAAAAAAGTTTGTGTGCTCGGCCTGCGGCAACTGGCAGACTTACGGGAAGACAAAGCGCTGCCCGAACTGCGGGAAGATCATGCTGGAGCAGCCGGAGCCCCACGATTGCCACAACTGCAAGCACAGAACACGAGACATGGGGCGAGAATGTCAGTCATGCTTAGACGCGGGAGATTTCCCGTTGTGGGAGGCGGAGATATGACAAACTGCATCAACTGCGGAGCACCATTGTCTGGGCACAAATGTGCGTACTGCGGGACGGAGTATGCAGGAAACCAGATTGTGGCGAATTTTAACAGGAACGATTGCACAGGCACGTTAAACATCGGAGGAAATGAGTACCGCGTCTACCTCGGCAGGATGGAAGCAGAATCGCTTTTTGTTGATGTCGGACGAGATCTTTTAGGGAATTTATACCAGGACAAAGGACGGATCATTCACACTTTCACATTGATAGAGATTTAGAAAAATGGAGGGGAAAAATGACGCTTGAAGAGATGCAGGCCGCGCTCGACAGCGAGGCACGGCAGAAAGCAGCAAAGCTGGAGAAGGAAAACAAGCACCTGACCGCGGCGATCCGCAAGAAACAGGAGCGCATCGACCGGATGGAGAACAGCCTGCGTGTTATGTACAACCGATGCCACGCTCTCCCAGCAATGGGAACGCCAGGGATGTGCTTCTTTTGCGGATTGCGCCGCGAGTGTGACCGCCTGCGCAGCGTAGGAAAGGAAGAGAAATAAATGAACATCCAATCCTTGTCCGTGGTAGTTCCGGCAGGCAAGTGCGTGAACAACTGCGCGTTTTGCGTAAGCCAGCAGCACTCCGAGGACTACGGAAGAAACGAGATGGACTTCTCCAACCCTGAGCTTCACAAAGCAATCACCGAGTATAAAAAGCGGCTTGCTTATGCGAGGGACAACAATTGCAACACCATGATCCTGACCGGCGATGCGGAGCCAACACAGAACAGGCCGTTTTTAACGCTTTTCGGATTGCTGAATGAAAGCCTTTCAAAACCTTTCCGTCACATCAGTATCCAGACGGCGGGATCATTTCTTGATGCAAACTACCTCGATTTTCTGCGAGATCACGTTGGCGTGAACACGGTCAGTCTCAGTATCAGCTCTTTGTTCTCGGAAATAAATATCGCCTACACGGGCAACAAGAAGCCTTTCAAGATCAGCGATATGTGCGACAAAATAAAACGTGCCGGAATGACACTGCGAATATCTCTGAATATGACAGATAAAATCTGGTATGAGGATGGCGATGTGCCGTCAGTGGTTTTTAAGTACGTCAGAGAAAGGCTACAGGCAGACCAAATAACCCTGCGCGTACTCTATGCCGACCCCAATAGTGAATGCCCGCAAAATCGGTGGATCGCCGAACACGCTGCACAGCCAGAAACTGTGCAAGCATTTAAGGATTACATCCGGCAGCATGGCAGGCCGCTTGAAACTCTGCCATTCGGGCAGACACGCTTTGATGTGGACGGATTGTCCACCGTCCTGGACGATGACTGCATGTCCACCGAGGTAAAGCAGGAGCTGAAATATTTGATCCTGCGTCCCAACTGCAAGCTTTACACAAAATGGGACAGCACAGGAAGTCTGCTGTTCTGAAAGGGAGGAACCGACAATGCCTAAACCGAGCGCATTTTTACTGAAGATGCAGCGGGAGTACGAAGAAAAGCTCATCGCCTTGAGGCTGGAATATGAGGCCAAATTCAGAGAAGAGCGCCACTGTGCGCGTGTGTTCCAGATGGACATGGTGACCATCGCTCTGGGGCGGATGGGCTGGGGAGAAAAGCGCCTGGGCAAGCTCGACGAAATGCTTGTGCAAGTGGCAAAGGACATGGACGCAAGCGCCAAAGAGGAAATGGAGTATGACCCGGAGCTGTGGGTGACATGCGCAAACCATGAAGAAGAACTCAAACGGTACGCCGGGAAGCTCTACAGGAAACCGGAGGAGCGATACGGCATATGAACTACGGATATGGATACCGGCAGCCCAGAAACAAATTCAACGCCCGCAAGAGCGGCGGCTTTGATTCCCGTAAGGAAGAGCGCAGATTCCAGGAGCTCCGCCTCCTGGAGCGCGCTGGAGAGATCGACAACCTCCGCACACAGGTCAAGTACGTCCTCATTCCGGCCCAGCGCGAGGAAAGCACCGAGGTGTTCGCTCGCGGAAAGAACAAGGGCAAGCACAAGCCGGGGCGCGTGATCGAGAAAGAGGTCAGTTATTGGGCGGATTTTGTCTACCACGACATAAACACCGACCGCGAGGTTGTGGAGGATGTGAAGGGCTACCGGGACGGCGCAGCTTATAAAATCTTCAAAATTAAGAAAAAGCTTATGCTCTATCAATACGGCATTAGAGTCAAAGAGGTTTAACATGTCAAAATTGATCGATTTAACAGGGGAACGCTTTGGAAGATTAACAGTTATTGAAAAGGCACCGAGTCAACCAAGAAAAACAAATGCTTTTTGGCGGTGCCGTTGTGATTGCGGGAATGAGGTGACGGTTCTCGGTATAGTACTCCGTAAAGGAGAATCGAAAAGCTGTGGATGCTTCAGGTCGGATTATTGGAAAAAGCAAATGACAAAGCACGGTGAATGCAATACGCGGATTGCTCACATTTGGTATTCAATGAGGGCGAGATGCAACAACCAAACGAACCACGCATATCCAAACTATGGCGGACGCGGGATTACAGTGTGTGACGAGTGGGAAAAAAGCTTTGAAGCATTCCGAGATTGGGCGCTTGCAAACGGCTATGCGGATGATTTGACTATTGACAGGATCAATAATAACGGCAATTACGAGCCCAATAATTGCCGATGGATACCAAGAGGGGACCAAGCAAAGAACCGAAGGCCATCATCGGAATGGAAAAGGAAACCAAGGATCAAGGAGGTGTGAACCGTGGAATATAAACGTCAGGGAATAAAGGCCGGAGCCTTTAAGGACATCATGCCGCCAGGTGCGGTTTTATCCATGCTGCCGGAGCTTCCGACAATAGAGGTAAAAATCGAACAATATAGATGCAAAATTCCAGATTTACGCATGTTGCACGATGACATTGTTTCAGTTTTCGAGCAGTGCGTCATTTCGGCGGCTACGAATAGCGAGTTAACTGGGGCCAGCTTTATCGTCGATAAAAAAGCAGATAGCAGGATCGACCGAATTGTTGACGGCCTTTCTGCAATGAAAATCAGCGGCAAGAAGCGCGGCGAATCGTTCAATATGGGCTTTCTGGTAAGCGGTGCGACATTTGAAACCAGCCAAAACGGGGATGGTATCGTAACACTCCGATTCATAGAAGACAACGCCAATGCGATCTATGAATATTACGCAAACAGACAGCAAACAGGAGAAATAGATTATTACGATATTGCAACCGCAATAGTCAGGCGCTTTGTGTCAGAGGACCGAAAAAAGATGCTGGAGGCGATAGCCGATGCTGAACCCAACTGAGCAGCCGTGGGCCGAGTTTGCAGACCGGGTAGCGCAGGAACTTCTGGAGCACGGCGTGAGCGAGGCCGTGCTGGTCACCAGAAACGAAAAAGAGGACCGGATCACCACAAATTACTTCAACTGCGGATTTGAAAAGCGCTGCATCATGATAGGACACCTGATCGAAGATCTGGTGATGGAGATCATCGATGTGAACGCCGAGCAGATCCGGGAGATATTGGAAAGAGAGGATGATGACTTATAACGGGAATGGAAGCATGGCACATCATCGCGCCACTGATCGCAGCCCACAGCGTAGCCCAGCACGAAAGAAACGGAAGCCCAAGCCTGAACTTGCTGGATGAGGCGTACATCATCGTTTTCGGAGCGCTCAAAGAGCACGACGAAAGAAGAAAACAGGAGGCGAAAGAAAAGAAATGAGCGACGTTTGCAAATGGCTGGCAGACGAGGTGTGCGTCAACGCCGACAGCCCGTATTGCGCGGACTTCTGCCCGAGCACGGAGCACCCGCGCTGCTGTGTGCATTTTGAAGAACAGGGGGAAACAGAAATTGACCGGAAATGAATATCAGAATCTTGCAGCGCGGACAATCGCTTGCATCAAGAAAGAACACAAGATTGCTCACGCGCTACACGGAATGTCCGCCGAGGTCGGAGAGCTTCACGGCCTCTATCAGAAGAAATACCAGGGCCATAAATTCGACGAAGAGCACGCAAAAAAGGAAGTGGGGGATATACTCTGGATGATCGCTGAATACTGCACCGCCAACGGCTGGAATCTGGAGGATATTATGGAGCTGAATATTGAAAAGCTCAAAGCCCGCTATCCTGACGGATTTTCAGCCGAAAGAAGTTTGCACAGGAGGGCCGGGGACGTATGAATATCATCGTAGCCGTGGCATGCATATTCGCCGTCATAGCCGTGCGGGAGGCCGCTCAAGCTGTATCTGCTCACTACAAAGCGAAGGACGCCGTAAAAGCGCTGGAAATCATCAAAGAGACGGCAGAGGAAAGACGGCGCGAAGCTGAATACCAGGCAGCCGAAGCCAAGAGCAAGGAAAAAGCCGAAATGTACAGGAAAGAAGCGGCAGAAGCGGAGATACGGGCGGCGGAGGCAAAAGCCGCGCTTGCTGACAAGATAGCACAGCTTACGCCGGAGCAGCTTGAAGCGTACAACAAGGAAATGGAGTGGATTGTGCAGACCGTCCATGTGCCATTATTCGGGCCGATTATCAATTTTACACCGTATAATCAACAGGGCCTCGTGAAGTCGTGGAGAGGGTGGTAAGATGGAAAGATTGACTCAATGGCGCGGAGATCACGCCTTCATGACAAAAGACTGCGAGAAAGCGATTGACAAACTCGCACGGTATGAGGACGCAGAGGAACAGGGCCGGTTGATTATCCTGCCAAACAAGATTGGGGACCATGTTTTCTTGGCTTATCGCGGCAGAGTGGAAGAACTGGAAATTGGAAACGTGACCGATAATGTGTTTTACACGCGAAATGTCGAAACCGGGGATAGAAGTGTAGACATCTATCCAAGAGATTTTGGGCGCTACGTGTTCCAGACAAGGGAAGAAGCGTCACAGGCATTACAGGAGGCAAAGAATGGAACGTCCACGACTTCCCCGTGACGTGCAGCAGCGGTGTATCTGGCTTGTGCGCGGGTACGAACGATGCCGCCGGGATTACAAAGAAATGCGACAGGCGATCATAGACGGAAGCGGCGGTCATTACAGCACCTATAAAGTCAAAGTAGGGCAGAACAGGGACGGCAAGCCAATTTTTGAAGAGCGCCGCACGTTCACAGCAGGGGCGCATGTGGCAAGACGCACGACAGAGGACAAAGAAATGCGCCTTGAAGACGTGGAGTGTTTGCCCTGGGTGCGTGATATGCGGGCAGTCGAACATGCGCGGGACAGAATCGGCGCGGGATTACCGGACGAAATGCGCGTTGCATTGCGGGATGCTATTGTCATCAATTGCAAATCCGGCAAGAAAAAGCCTTATGAAGAACTGTACACCATCGGCGTTTCCCGGACAGGCTTTTACAGATACCGCGAGGCGTTTTTCTACGACATTGCAAACGAACTGGGGATGATCTGAAAATATTTGCAAAACTTGGTACTGTGCTCACAGCTTTTGTGATATAAACAGTATCATGAAAAAAGCGGGACGGATAAATCCGCCGCTTGTTCTCTTGTGTGTTTCTCTCCATTTTTCATCCTTCTGCCACACGGGTCAGACGCGGGAGCGTCCGGGCGATATGACCGCCGTGAAAATCGGCACACAATTTAATAGCGCCCGCCGACTTCCGAGCTGACACCAAAAGCCACGGCGGGCGTGTTTATGCTACCGTAGCGCAGTTGGCAAGCGAGGACGCCCTGTAAGCGCCAGGTCGCTGGTTCGAGTCCAGCCGGTAGCTCCAGCATTGCCGCGGGCGCTCTTCCCCCTTCGAGCGCCCCGTTGGGCCGAGCGGCGATGAATAAGCCAAGGCGCGGTAAAAGGGCCGCCGTTTATGACAGCTCATATGGACCCTCTGGTCAACCTCCTTCCATATGGCGCGGTCCTGCCGGGAAAAACAGGTGTGCAGACGGACTCATCCACCGTTTGCGGGTAAAAAGGCTGCCAGAATGTGCGTCAAGGCATGGGCGCACAGGTGCCATGGGTCGAGGCGGGGACCCGGCAGCCATTAAAAATCAGCATAGGAGTACAGACATGATTAGCGCACAGGACGCGCGGGAAATGACCGCGAAGCTTTGTAAAGAAGCAGAGCGTAACCTTGAGGATATAGAGGCTGAAATAAAGCAGGAGGCAGCAAAAGGCAACCATGGTTATTGGCACGATGGATATGTGCATCAACAGGCGCTGAAAGTCCTTGAAAGTCTCGGCTTTGAGCTTCAAGAGTGCGACAGTCAAATACAGGGATATTCCCTGCATGTGAAGTGGTGAGGATATGGCAAGCCTCCGAGCGCTTACATTAAAACTGCAAACAGCTTTGATTATGCAGGGCCGAAATATATCAATCAATCAAATGCAATCATACAGCGAACGGCGAGAAAGGATGGTGACAAAATACGTGTGTAACGAAAAAGACGCAAGCGGCAAGAATCGCAAACTGTTTGAATCGTGGCAACTCGCGGATGTTGTCAAATTTCTTGCCGCAGAATTGGAGAGCGGTGGTGAATAATGCCACTGACACCAAAGCAAAAAGCATTTGCAGAATATTACCTTGAATGCGGAAACGCAACAGAAGCCGCAAGAAAAGCAGGATATAAGGCGAGAAGCGCGCAACAAATAGGCGCTGAAAACATGTCAAAACCTGTTATTTCGGAATATATATCCGCAAGAATGACCGAAATAGACAAAGCGCGTGTTGCTTCTGCTGATGAGGTGCTCAAATTTTATACCTCTGTTATGCGCGGAGAAGTGAAAGACCAATTTGGACTTGAAGCTTCTCTTGCTGACCGCCTTAATGCTGGGAAAGAGCTTATGAAGCGGCACAGCGCGGCAGAGGCGGCAAAAACAACGGATAAAGTAACTTTGATAATAGATGTCTGAAATAAGACTGTCTCAGCTTCTCGGGCCAGCTTTTTTTGAGCTTGCCAGAGATGCTTTTGACCACAAACATACGCATTATGATTTAGGCGGCGGACGCGGTTCTTTGAAATCGTCCGCTGTTTCTCTTATTGTGCCGCTGTTGATGCTTGCGCATCCGAATGTACACGCTTGTGCGTTTCGCAAGGTTGGCAATACGATAAGGGACAGCGTGTTTTCGCAATACCTATGGGCCATTGGAGAATTGGGAATGGCTCAATATTGGAAAGCGACAATCACTCCTTTTGAGCTGACATACAAGCCGACAGGGCAAAAGATTATGTTTCGTGGGGCAGATGACCCCATGAAGATAAAGTCCATCAAAGTCCCGTTTGGTTATATCGGCATAACGCATTTCGAGGAAAAAGACCAATTTGCCGGACGCGCGGAAATTAGAACGATTCTACAGTCTACAATGCGCGGCGGCTCCTTGTTTTGGAACTTTGAAAGTTATAACCCGCCGATCAGCCGGGACAACTGGGCAAACCTTGACAGTGAGGAACCGCGCCCGGACAGGTTGTGCCATAAATCAACATACTTGCAAGCCCCGCCTGAGTGGTTGGGCGAACAGTTTTTGAATGAGGCGGAATATCTCAAAGAAACCAACGAAAAAGCATATCAGCATGAGTATTTGGGCATTCCCGTTGGCACTGGATCAGATGTCTTTGAGAATCTGGAAATCCGCGAGATTACAGATGATGAAATAGCCAACTTTGATAGAGTCCGTCACGGCGTTGACTGGGGCTATTTCCCCGACCCGTTTGCCTATAACTCCTGTTATTTCTCGCCAGCAAAGCAAGAGCTTTATATATTCGATGAGCTTACCGCCTACAAGATGGACAACGAAAAGACGGCAAACATGCTCAAAGAGCGCGGGCTAACAAGGCAGGACAAGATCGTTGCTGACTCCGAAGACCCGAAGAGCATAGCAGACTATAACAAGTACGGGTTAAAATGCTACGGCGTCACAAAAGGGCCGGGAAGTGTCAACAGGCGCATGGTTTGGATGCAATCACTTAAAAAGATAGTGATTGACACGAAACGCTGCCCCGATACATACAATGAGTTTGTAAGTTATCAATATATGCGCACGAAAGACGGCGAGATTATGAGCGGCTATCCCGATGCGGATAACCACCATATCGACGCCGTTTCTTATTGTTGCCAAGACATTTGGCAGAAACCGGGCAACAAAGCACCGCGAGTATACGACGGCATTCTTTATTGATTTGCCGGGATGCGAGGTGATTGAGACGTTTTACACATATCAGGATTTACAGCAGATCGCGCCCGACGATGAAGCGCGGCGCATGGACTTTGTACGCTCGCTGATTAGCCAACACCGCAACAGTGACCTGTTCAAGACCGCGCAGATCGCCGACGAGTATGAGCGCGGGCAAAACAGGACTATCCGCAGTTTCCAAAAGTTGCTCTACACGGTGACAGGAAAAGCAGTTGCTGACAATATCAGCGCCAATTTCAAGCTGCCGTCAAAGTTCTTTTCCCGCTTCACAAATCAGGAGGTACAAACGCTCCTGGGTAACGGCGTGACATTCTCAAAAGAGGACACGGCGCAGCGCCTGGGCGCAGACTTTGACGCAAGGGCGGCTCAGGTGGCGAAATATGCGCTCGACGCTGGCGTGTGCTATGCGTTTTTCAATCTGGATCATATCGAGGTGTTCCCAGTTTTTTCGACTGTCCTGCCGTGCTTTGTTCCGCTGGACGATGAAGAAACAGGTGCGACAAGCGCGGGTGTTCGCTTCTGGCAGCTCGCAGACGGCAAGCCGCTCCGGGCAACACTGTTTGAACTGGACGGCTACACAGATTATATCTGGCGGCAAGGCGCGTCCGGCGGGCAGATATTGACACCGAAGCGCCCGTACATCATCCGCGCCAGGGGTGACAGGATCGACGCAATGAACGGGACACTTGAGTACATCGGTGAGAATTACCCGGCGTTTCCTATCGTCCCGCTGTGGGCGAATGTCTACCATCAAAGTGAGCTTGAAGGTTTGCGGGAAAATATCGACTGTTATGACCTCATCAAATCCGGCTTTGCCAACAACGTTGATGAGGCGTCTTTGCTCTACTGGACAATCAGCAATGCGGGCGGCATGGATGATGTAGACTTGTCTGAGTTCGTCCGCCGTCTCCGCACGGTTAAAGCGGCAACGGTCGAAAATGGTGAACAGGTGCAGAGCCACAGCGTAGAAGCGCCGTACAACAGCCGTGAGGCGATTCTTAATCGCCTTGAAAAAGACCTATACCGTGACGCTATGGCGGTTAACACCGACGATATAGCCGCCGGAAACGTCACAGCAACGCAGATTCGCGCGGCCTATGATGCGCACAATAGCAAAGTGGATCAGTTCGAGCTGTGCGTGATTGATTTCATCCAAGGCATTCTTACTGTCGCAGGGCTTGACGATACGCCGACATTCACGCGCTCAACGCTTGCCAACACCACGGAGCAGATGCAGACGCTCATGATGGCGGCAACACATCTTCCCTTTGATTACGTCACGCAGAAGGCGCTTGAGATCATGGGCGACGGCGACAGGGCGGATGAGCTATTGAAGGAAATGGACGCCGAGGATGCAGACCGCCTTAAGGCAGCGGAAGCGAGGCTGAAAGCATTGGAGGCCCAGCAGAACGGCGGACAGGGGAATCCGCCGGGAGCCGGTGAAGAGTAATGGCCGATATCGGACATGAGCGCACGAACAAGATCCTCGACGATCTGGAAGATCGTATCGCCAAGGAATACGCGCAGGCAGCAAGCGAAATGGCACAGAAGTATCAGGACTATATGAAGCAGTTTACTGAACAGGAAGCAAAGCAAAAGGCTCTGCTTGATGCTGGGAAGATTACTCAGGAGGATTTCAACAACTGGCGTATTCGGCATGAGGCCATGGGCAAGCGCTGGGAAGACATGAAAGACGTCCTTGCCGCCGACCTTGATAACGCCCGCAACATTGCGCTCAAGATCGCCGAAGAACAGATGGCGGATGTGTACGCGCTCAATGGCAACTATGCCGCCTATCAAATCGAGCACGACGCGGGAATCGACGCGGGCTTTACGCTGTATAATCATGATACAGCCGAATATCTGTTGAAAGATACGCGCCAACTCATGCCGCCGCCGAGCCCCAAAAAGGCCGCTGAAATCGCCGCAAACAAGGCCATGCAATGGGATAAAGGCAAGATACAGTCCGCTGTATTGCAGGGCATTCTACAGGGCGAGAGCCCGTATCAGATAGCAGATCGCCTGAGCAGCGTAGCGAATATGGATTATAACGCCGCTGTCCGCTATGCCCGCACGATGACCACAAGCGCACAGAACGCCGGGCGGTATGAAAGCTTTCGGCGGGCAAAGCGTCTCGGCATTGACTTCACCATTGAATGGCAAGCGACACTTGATGATCGCACTCGTCACGCTCACAGGCAAATGCACGGCCAGCGCACGACTGTGGACGAGCCTTTCTACACGCCGGACGGTTATACCATCTACTATCCAGCCGATTGCACAGGAGAGAGTGACGCGCCTCAGAAGGAAATCTGGAATTGTCGCTGTACTCTCTTGGCGAGGGTAAAGGGATTTGATGGCGATACCGTGAAAGAATCACCGAAGATGCGCGGCATGGACTTTGACGAATGGCAAAAGGCAGCGGCACATCCATTTACGCAGGCAGATATGAAACAGCTTGAAGAGTATCAAAAGCTGTTGGGCAACAAGGCTCCTGCCAGTTCCTACGCGTTCCGGGAGATCAAATACTATCAGCCGGACAAATGGGAAGAGCTGAAACGTCAGGCCCGGGAGGCGAGAAGAAGTGGCTGATTTCACGATAAAGGTCACAGCCGACCATACCGATGAAGTGCTCCGTGATCTGGAAGCAACGAAAGCGCGCATCCTTGAATCATGGGGGCAAGTCGGCGTCACTCACGTCAAGGATGTGATTACCGCTGCAAGCCGCGTGGATACCGGCGCGATGCGAAACAGCATCAATCACCAAGTGGCCAACGATGAAAACGCCGTTTACGTCGGAAGCAATAATTCGTATGCCCCATTCCACGAGTACGGCACTGGCATTTACCTTGAGTCAGATGATGGGCGGCAGGGCCGTCAAACGCCGTGGAGTTATCAAGACTCGCATGGAGAATGGCACAGGACGCGCGGCATGAAGCCAATCCACATGATAAAGAACGGTATCGGTGATCATATCAGCGAGTTCAAAAAGATTGCCGAAGATGAACTCAAAAAATAGCAACTACCGAGCGGTCCTCGGCTGTTGCTTTTTTATTTCCTCCTTCTTTCTTATAGAGCGGGGCGCCAGCCTTGGGTAAGCTGCCGCCTCGCTCACCTTGTTCCCGTAGCGCAACAGGCAGACGCAACCGTCTCAAAAGCGGACAAGTGCAGGTTCGAATCCTGCCGGGAACACCACTTGCTTCTGCTGATCATTTCCTGCCCACGGCATGAGCGCTGTGTCGCACAGCGTCGGGCTGAAACATCGTGCCGCCGGTGTAACTCCGGCAAACAAAGCGCCTCACGGCTCCGAAACCGGACGTACCACGTCCGGCACTCATGTAGGAGCCGCCGGGCGCGTCTTATGATGGTGATATACATGCCAACCGCAACTAACGAAATCAAAGTAGCCGTATTCGATGCCACGCACAACGGCAAAGAATGGTATAGGTGTCCGCATTGCCGAAAGTCCTTTGAATACTATGACACGCTTTATTCAGAGGGCTTTCGCAAGATAGCGGATGGCGTCTTTATCCACGTCCCGTGTGGCGGGAAAATCAAAATCGTCTGACAGGAGATTGGGCAATGACAGAATCCGTCAAACTCACCGCCGCGCAGATCGCCGATATTGAACGCACATTGACAGCGGGCGACCGCGTGGAGCTTGTGCCGGTCAAGGACGGCGCGAAGGTGTTTCAACTGCGCCGGAAAGAAATAAATGGAGGTAACAATGAAAGACAATGACCTTTTGCAAATCGGCCTGAAACGCGGCCATATGATAACTTATGAAGGCAGATCGTTTACGGATTACATGATCAGTGACGGCTTGTTTGTCGTTCTCAACGGCGAACAGTGGGTCGGCATTTACAACATGGATTGCGTGGAGTATGTGGTGTATATCCCGGCTGAAAAGATCGAGCAGTAACTAAATACAGCATCCCCGGCGTAAGCGTTCGCCGGGAAGGGCCGAGAGGGGTCAACTTGTCGATTATTCCGACAGGTTGGCCCCTCTTTTTTTGTTTATCGGTAAAACCCGCAAAGTACAAGCGGATTTTATACATACCAATCTCAGGGCAGCGCTCCCGTAAAACCGCGAAAGGAGATTTATCACATGGCAGACTTTGAGAACATCGTCAAGACCCACGCAGCAGAGGACGGGAACATTCCCGCTACAGCTATCCCGGCTTTGGTAACGGCTATCAAGACCGCTGTCGGAAATGAGTTTGTCGATAAGGAACGCTATAAGGCCAAGCTGACTGAGATCGACCAGCTCAAAGAGCAGCAGCAGACCGCCGAAGACAACGCCACGACCGCCGGAAAGTGGAAAGACAAGTTCACCGACCTCGACAAAGAGTTCAAGGCGTTCAAGGCGCAGGTCGCCGAGGAAAAGGCGCTTGAATCCAAGAAAGCCGTCCTTCGCGAGATCGCCAAGGACGCGGGACTCTCGGAAAACGGTATCGCCAAGGCGCTGAAATACCACGATTACAGCAAGCTGGAGCTTGACGAGAAGGGCGCGGCAAAGGAAAAGGCCGCAATTTTGAAGGGCCTCAAGGAAGAGTGGGCGGACTACATCCAGACCACCGAGACCAGAGGCGCAAACACCGCCACGCCGCCCAAGACCACGGGCGCGGGCAGGAAGACCGTCGAAGAGATCATGGCAATTAAGGACGATGCAGAGCGTCAGACGGCGATTGCCCAGAATCTTGACCTCTTCGGTAGATAACGAAAGGAGAACAACATGGCAAACGTAACAAACGTAACTACTGCCGCTGAAACCAATGTAATCACTACTCAGCAGATGGCCCGCGCAAGGGAGATTGACTTTGTGCGCCGTTTCACTCATGGCAGCCTCGCTAAACTCATTGAGGCGCTGGGCGTGACCCGCAAGATTCCCATGATCGACGGGACCACCATGTACTACTACACCACAACCGGCACGCTGCAGAGCGGCGTTGTCCCCGAGGGCGAGATCATCCCCCTGTCGCAGTATCAGCGCAACAAGATCCCTGTCGGCGAAATCAACCTCAAGAAGTGGCGCAAGGCGTCCACCGCCGAAAGCATCCTGAAATCCGGCTACAATGAAGCCGTCCGCGAGACGGACAACAAGCTTCTGTCTGATGTACAGAACGGCATCCGCGCCGACTTTTTCAACTATCTGTCCGGCATCGTCGTGGCGGCCCAGGAGGCCAGCGGCACCGAAGGTCAGGAGGGCTACAAGCCCGCTGTTGAGGCCGTCGGCACCATCGTCACCGGCTCCACGCTGCAGGCCGTGCTTGCCAAGACTTGGGGCAATCTGCAGGTGCTCTTTGAGAACGACAGCGCCGAGATCGTTCACTTCATCCACCCCCTTACCATCGCCGATTATCTGGCGACCGCCACGATCACCACACAGACCGCTTTCGGCTTCTCCTACATTGAGGACTTCCTCGGCATGGGCACTGTCATCCTCAACAGCCGCGTTCCCGTGAACACCGTGTATTCCACGGCGAAAGAGAACCTCATCATGTACTACGTCCCCGTCAGCGCCGAGGCTATGCAGGCATTCGACATGACCGCCGATGAGACGGGCTATGTCGGCATTTCCTCCGGCTATCCCACGCAGGAGCGCGCACAGGTCGAGTCCCTGGTCATGAGCGGCATCCGGTTCATGGTCGAGTACAGCGACGGCGTTGTGAAGGGCACCGTCGCCAACGGCTGATATGGCGCGGCCTAAAAAAGAAGCCGCCCCTGCTGCCGAGCCTGAAATCATCGACTCCACAGTCACCGCAACTGTGCATTCCGCGCCGGGCCTGAATCTTCGTCAGCACCCGGCGCTCAATGCGCCCGTTTTGCGTGTGCTGGAAGACGGTGAGCAGATCACGCTTGACAGCACGATTGAAGCCCCCGGCGGCTGGAAGGCCGTCGCCGGCGGCGGTTTTGTTATGGGACAGTACCTCGGTTAAGGAGGCTGGCGGCATGGACATTCCAATGACTGAGCTGTGTCAAGAAATCCGCAACTGGTTTGACAGGGTGCGGTATATCGGCAGCATCACCATCGGCACGGACGGCGGTGTTTACTGCGACGGAATCGCTGTCGGCCTTGCAGAGGGTCAATATTACCGCATAATTGGCTCCACATTCGCCGACGGGGTGCATGTTTACCCAGACGCGGACAACAAGCAGGAGAGCTTTGACGGCGCTGTGTGGGCTATGGCTGTGCCGCCTCCCGTCATTAAGCTGGCGGCTGAGATCGCCGCATGGCGGGCAAAATACGAGGCGCCGGACGCGGCATCCATGTCGCCGTACTTCGCAGAATCATTCGGCGGATATAGTTACTCAAAAAGTGTCGGCGCCGGGACAAAGAGTAGCGGCACAACCGCAGACTGGAAAAGCGCATTTGCGGCGCGGCTTAACCAGTTGCGCAAGATTTAGGAGGGCGGTTGAATGTCTCTTTTATCTGACATGATGGAGCCTTTTGTTATGCTCGACAAAAGGAGCGTGTCGGACGGCCTCGGCGGCTTCACAAGAGAATGGATCGAGGGCGCTGAGTTTCAAGCCGCTGCTGTGCTCGACAATTCAACTGCTGCCCGTGTCGGCGCTATGCAGGGGCTTACAAGCCTTTACACGGTCACGACGCCGCGCAACATCAACTTGCAGTTTCACGAAGTGTTCAAGCGCGTCCGGGACGGCAAGATTTTCCGTGCTACGTCCGACGGCGACGATAAGGCCACACCCAAGAGCGCAACGCTTGACATGCGCCAAGTCAGCGCGGAAGAGTACGCCTTGACGGAGTAACCGCCTATGACAAAACGTGCAGCAATCCATGCTTTTTGGTCAATGTTTGGCTGGCCCTGCATCAATGAGCAGTCAGACATTGACGAGGCAACAGCGCAGGAACTCGGCTTCGACAAAAAGCGCATCGAATATGAGTTCCGCGCCGGGGACTACACAGAGCCTATCGCCTTGACAGCCTCGCTTTTCCACCGCTCTACATCGTGGACGGAGATTGACGCCAAAGCCGACGAGATACGGGCGGCAATCGGGCAGGGCTATGAGACACCCGTTGACGGCGGCTACCTGTGGATCACCGCCGGGCAGCCCTTTACAAGCGACGAAGCGCCCGCAGATGTTGGCTGGCGGCGCGTCGTGCTCAATATCAACGTAAACTTTTTAACATCAACCTAAAGGACGGCATAACAGCCGTCCTTTTTTATCACATTCTGAAAGGAGAATAGCTTATGGGCATCTTTACCCGCATTGCGTCCGACGCAATGGACGCGCTCCAGCTTGATGCTGGTGTACTGCTGTCCAGCTTTGACCCGGCGAACCCCTATGTTACGCCCACCGATGCGCAGATCATCGCCACGACTACGGGCGGCATCAATCCCACATGCGAACCGGAATACAGCGATTTCGGCGAGGACGTGGATAACGTCCCCAACAACATGATGGAGTTCAAGCACCTTGACGGCTGGAACTGCGCTATGGCGTTTTCTTCCATAAAGTTCAACTCCGCCAATACCGTCTGGGCGCTCGGCGCTGCTGACAAGACCACGCTTGCCAATGGCGTCGAGAAGATCGTCCCGCGCCGGAATGTAAATCTGACTGACTTCGCCGACCTCTGGTGGGTGGGCGACAAGGCCAACGGCGGCGCTTATGCTGTCTGCCTCAAGAACGCCATCAGCACCGGCGGGCTGAATATCCAGTCTACCAAAAACGGCAAGGGCACCAATCAGATGACCATCACCGGCCATGTGTCCATCAACGCGCAGGATGACATGCCGATGGAATTCTATGACATCCCGCCCCAGGAGTCCGGCAGCACCTATCCGGTACGCAATGCGCTCACGCATGTCGAGACCACCAATACGGCAACGACCGTCACCCGTGATGCGGCCTACACTGCCACGCTGTCCGCCGAGGAAGGTTACGCGATCGACGCTGTCACTGTCGCCATGGGCGGCGTTGATGTGACCGGCCTTGTGTACACCGAGGCAAGCGGCGCGATCAGCATCCCCAAGGTCACCGGCGCACTGATGATCAGTGCCGTAGCAACGGAGGAATAACGCATGGCACTGGCTGAGAGAACGAACGAAGAGCGGCTTGACATGTTCGCCGACATGATGGAACCCGCCACGGAGATTCTGTCTGACCCCGAGCTCCAAAAGATTCTCAATGGCGGCGGCGCTCCGCTGAAAGCCGTCAAGCCTGCAATCAAAAATCATAAGGAAGCCTGCATTGCTATCCTCGCGGCGCTGGAAGAAACACCCGTGGAGGAATACCGCGTCCCGTCCCCCGGCGCTTTCTTCATGAAGGTGCTGGGCCTGTTCACCAAGCCGGAAGTGCAGGCGCTTTTTACTTCGCAGGGTCAGAAGAGCGACAAAAAATCTTCTGGCTCTGCTACGGCGAATACCGAGGGCGGCGAGAGCTAAAGCCGTTCATCCGTTATGCTCAGTCCAGGGAATTGCAGGAGCTTGACAACAGGCTCCTGCATGTTTATATCACCGACGCGCTCAAGGTGATAGCAGAAAACGCTTCAAAGACCGTTGTCCCCGGCGTCGGCGTGGTCGATGTCGGATCAACACTGACAAAGCGCTGGATTGACATGACAAAACCGCAGAAACCGGAGTCGAAAGAACCGGAAGACACGCGCACATGCCGGGAGATCACCGACGGCATTTGGCAGAGAATGAGAGGTGGTAAGTAGTGGCGGGATCGGTATTTGACCTCTTTGCCAAATTGTCCCTTGATTCAACTGAATATGAGAACGGGCTTGACCGCGCCCGTGGCCATGCTGAAAGAGGCGGCTCCAAAATTGGTGCAGCAATTAGCACCGGCGTAAAGGCCGCTGGCGTTGCCCTCGCTGCCGCCGGAACTGCGGTAATCGCTTTTGGCAAGTCAAGCGTTGATACCGGGATGCAGTTCGATGTCGCCATGTCTCAGGTGGCGGCGACAATGGGCGTGACAGTTGCAGAGCTCCAACAAGAAGTCGGAAGCGCTGATACATCTTTCGGACACTTTGAGGGTAACTTGCGCGAGTTCGCGCAGTTCCTCGGCGCGAATACCGCGTTTTCTGCCACGCAGGCGGCAGAAGCCCTTAACTATATGGCTCTCGCTGGATACGACGCGCAGGAAAGCATGGACATGCTGCCGAGCGTCTTGAGCCTTGCTGCCGCTGGCAGTTTTGATCTGGCCCGCGCTTCTGACATGGTGACTGACACGCAGACGGCATTTGGCATCAGCGCAGAGCGTACATCCCTCATGGTTGATGAGATGGCAAAGGCCGCGTCAACCGGCAACACGTCCGTCGAACAGTTGGGCGATGCGTTCCTTGTCGTCGGAGGTCTTGCAAAAGAGTTGAACGGCGGCTTTATCCAGTTGGAAAGCGGCGCAATTGCCAGTACAGATGGCGTGCAAGACCTTGAGATCGCTTTGACAGCAATGGCGAACGCTGGCGTAAAGGGCAGCGAAGCCGGTACGCACATGCGGAACATGCTGTTAAAGCTTGCTGACCCGTCAAAAGAGGGCGCAGAGGCTTTTGAAAAGCTCGGCGTGTCTGTCTTTGATTCGACAGGCAAGATGAAGCCGTTGAAGGAAGTCTTTGAAGACCTCAATACTTCAATGTCGCATTTGACGCAGCAGGAAAAGCTTGAGGCAATTTCTGCAATCTTCAATACCCGTGACACAGCATCCGCCGAGGCTCTGCTTGCTGCTGTAGCGTCCGACTGGGACGCTATCGGTGAATCTATCCTTGATGCGAAGATTCCGCTTGACGATGTTAAGACGGCGATTGAGGGAACAGGGATTGCAGTTGATGACCTGGAATGGGGCCTTGACCAATTCGCCGTTGACATCCGCGACCAATTGACCACAAGCGGCAAGTCTGTTGAAGAAACAGCGCAGATGATTTCTCACACTTGGGGCATCAGCCTTGAGGACGCGCGAAAGGCCGTCAACGCCGTCAAAGATTCGCTCGATGAAGCGCAGGGCGCAGCGGCAAAGATGGCGGATACGCAGCTTGATAACCTCGCGGGTGATATAACGCTGTTTCAATCTGCCCTTGAAGGCGCAAAGATCGCTATATCCGATAGCCTGTCACCGACCCTGCGCGAGTTTGTGCAGTACGGCACGGATTCCGTGTCGAAGCTCGGCGAGGCGTTCCGAAAGGACGGCTTGGGCGGCGCACTGCAAGAGCTTGGGCCTGTGATAGATCAAGGCATCGGGCTTATTTTCGACAAGCTACCTCGCGTCTTAGAAGCGGCTGTCGCCCTACTTGACGCGCTGGTTACTGGTATCATTTCTAATTTGCCAAAATTGGTTCCAGCAGCGATACAGTTAATCCAGCAGGTCGTTCAAAGTATTTCCGAAAATGCAGAAAAAGTGCTCGATGGTGCGTTACAGGTAATTTTGGCCCTGGCAGATGGACTCATACAGGCATTGCCTCAGTTGATCCCGGCTGTTGTCAATATCATATTGGCTATAGTCGAAAAGCTTACCGACCCCGATACCATCATCAAACTGGTGGACGCTGCATTGCAGATAACACTTGCCCTGGCAGATGGACTCATACAGGCAATCCCTCGCTTGATAGAAAAAGCACCCACCATAATTAGCAATTTGGTTACAGCGCTCCTCGATGAAGGGCCAAAAATCCTCGATGCCGGTGTCGAATTGCTTGGAAAATTGGCCGATGGCATCATAGAGGCAATTCCAAAAATCGGAGACGCGATCATCGAAGTTGTCAACAGCATAAAGCAGGCTTACGAAGAGCGCAAAGAAAAGCTGAAAGAATGGGGCTCCCACCTCATAGAGAACTTTGTCGCAGGCGTCAAGGAAAAGTGGAATGAGCTGAAACAAGCCGTAAGCGATACGGCGCAGAAAATCAAGGATTTCCTCGGGTTCAGCAAACCCAAAGAGGGGCCTCTTTCGGATGCAGACACCTATGGCGGGGACTTTATCAAGCTTCTTGTTGATGGCATGAACGGTGAGTCTGGCAGCTTGATAAACAAGGCTATAGAAGTAGCCGAGAGCGTGAAAACCAGCTTGACGACCGCATGGCAGACAGCTAAAGAAATCGGTTCCAACTTCCTGACCAACATTCACAATGGCGTAGCCGAAAAGGCAAGCACGCTGTTTGAGGCGGCAGCAACTACGGCCCAGAACACCAGTGAGCGGATTTCGACCGCTTGGCAGAACGCAAAAGAACTCGGCTCCAATCTGCTTGCCAACATTCAAAATGGCGTGTCTGAAAAAGCCTCCGGGCTTGTCGAAGGCGCTACCAAGATCGCGTCAACGACACGGGAGGGCATTAGCAAGACGTGGGAGGGCGCAAAAACGCTCGGTTCAAACCTCGCTACACTCCTGCGGAATGGCGTGTCTGAAAAGGCGTCTGACCTTGTGGGCAAGGCAGCAGAAATCGCCAAAACTGCCCGTGACGGAATCAGCAAGACATGGGACGGAGCCAAAACAATCGGCTCCAACTTTCTGACATTGATCCGCAACGGCGTTTCCGAGAAAGCCTCTGATCTGTCCAAAGTCGCGGCGGACATTGCGAAAAACACTCGCGACGCCGTGGCCAACACCTGGGAACACGCTAAGACTATCGGCTCCAACTTCACCGCCGCCCTGCAAAACGGTATCGGCGAGAAGCTGTCAACCGTGGTCGATTCCGCAAGCAAGATTGCAAAGGGCGTCTATGACTCATTTTCCAAGGCGTGGAGCAACGCAAAGACGCTCGGCAATAATCTTATCTCCCAATTGCAAGGCGGCGTTTCAGAGAAAGCAAACGCCCTCACAGAGTCGATCAAGAAGATCGGCGACAGTATCGGCAACTACTTCAAGACGTTCGCAGACAAGGCCAAAACGCTCGGCTCCAATATCATCCAGTCCGTGCGGGCCGGGATCGGTGAAAGAATCGGCGACATCAGAACGCAGGTGCAGGAGCTCGGCAACTCCCTGTCAAGTGTATTCCGCAACCTGGCCGACAGCGCCGGGACATGGGGCCGTGACCTCATCGGCAATTTCGTTGCGGGCCTGCAGGAGAAGTTAGAAGCGCTCAAAGACAAAGCAATTGCTATCGCCCAGCAGATCAAAGATGTAATCGGCTTCTCGGAACCGAAAGAGGGGCCTTTGTCCAACTTCCACACCTACGCCCCGGACATGATGGAGCTGTTTGCAAAGGGCATCAAGGACAACGCCGGCCTCATTAAGGACGCAGTGAGCGACGGCTTCGACCTGCGCGGGCAGATCATGAACGGCTTTGACCGTGGCACTGTTGTCAGCGCCGGACCCGCCCGGACAATCAGCAGCGGCAGCAACAGCGGCGATAATCGCAGTATGACCGTTATCCTCCAGCTTGACAGGACAGAGCTGGGCCGGGCGGTCTATCAACTCAATAACGAGGAAACACAGCGCGTCGGCGTGAAACTGGCAGGAGGGATAGCATGGTTTGGTCAATAGACGGAAACGCATGGGACTACCCCTGCCGCATTGAGCGCGAGGCGGAAATGACAGCAAGCGAAATTTCCGGCATGATGCTGGACAAGTCCTATTTCAACGATGTCATGGGTACATGGATGAAATACGACTTGACGCTTGCTGTTCCCGTCGGCGCTGAAGCAGAATATGCCCGTATCTATGAGCTTTTAACCGAGCCCGTAGACGGGCATATTTTTGTGCTGCCCTATAACAACAGCACCATCACCATCACGGCGCGTGTGGCGTCCGTGCAAGATGTTTGGGTGAGAATGCCCGGGAATAAAAATTTCTGGCGCGGGACGCAATTCACCATTGTTGCCAACCACCCGAGCAAAGAAAAAGAGCTTGAAACCGTCGTGGAACGCGGCAGAACACCGCTTCCGGACACGGCGGCAATGAACGTGCAGGACGGCGCGACGTTCACCTATTCCGCCACGGATGGCTGGACCGTCGTGCAGTTGGATGAGATCATCGACGAGGTGCTTTTCTGATGAAAGTAACAATCGGCGAAAACACATACACAAAAATCACCTCGCTTGTCTTCTCCCCGCAAACCGATTTGACGGGAAATAAGTTACCAATCAACAATGTACAGGTGCAGATACACACGATCGACAACATCGACATCGGCGTGTATCTGTACCTTTACGATGATCTGGACAGGCTATGGGCCAAATACTGGATCACCTACGCAGAACATCATGATAAAGAAACGCTGACAATCCGGGCAAGCTCTGTGCTTACAATCCTTGAGCGCAGAATACTTGACCCGGTTATGTATAACAACGAACCTATAGCGAATGTAATTGAGACCATTTTCGACCGCGCACTTGACGAATACACGCTTGACAGCGCTTTTGACGGCATTACCGTCTCCGGCTTCTGCCCTGAGCAGAGCGCAAGGAACCGTTTGCAGATGGTGACGCTTGTCATCGGCGCTTACGTCAAGAGCTATTTTAGCGACAAGATACAGATTCTCCCCATTGATGACACGCCTGTGCTGATACCGCGCGAGGACACGTACTGGAAGCCGAAAATCACCTACAGTGACTATGTAACCCGCGTCCGCGCTTTCGCCTACAGCTTTACGCCCGGTACGCCCAGCGCAACGGATCAATGGGTAACGGACGGCACGACCACCTATATCGTGTCAAAACATGCCGTGTCCTTTGCAAACCCGGACGCCCCGGCTGCGGCCCCGGTGCATGAAATCACCGTTGATAATCTCATGCTGATCAATGACGACAACATTGACGATGTGCTCACGCACTTGAGCACCTACTATTTCGGGCGCACGACCGTGGAGGCGGACGTTATCAACAACGGCGAATATCTGCCGGGCGAACGTGTGCAAGTCTACGCCGACAACAACATCATCGCAGAGGGCTTTATTGAGGGCGCGGCTTTCACCTTCGGGACGCAGGCAAAGTCCCGCCTGTCAATCACGCCCGTGGAGCTGATAAACGCCGGCAATCTGATTGTCACGCACGTATATCACCCGGACGGCCTTGAGGATATCGAAATCATCCTCGGGACAAAGGAATACACTTTGCCCGTGCCGTACCCCTACGAAATAGAAAACCCGTTCCACGACGAAACATGGGGCTATGAGCGCTATATCTTCCGACCTGAGACAGACACGATCACGGGCACGGTGCAGGAGGGTCAAAATGAGGTCGAGGTCGAATATCTGCAAGCCCTGCGCTTCTGCGACGGCGACCTTGAGATAGTATCTGTGGACGATCTGAGCATCACAGACGGGGTGGTGGCGATTATATGAGTAAAGACATCATCATCGAGAAAAACGGCGTGGAGCAGGAGCTTGAGGCCGTAGAGGCAATAACAACAGCCGACTTCACACGCTGGGTGCCGGAGGATGAACGAAAGACAACGGACAAGATCGTCACGCGAAACGGAACATACAAAGCGGCGGACGATGGCGTCTATGCCTACAGCTCCGTCACGGCGCTTGTAGATGTGTCGCTCCCATACTACGGCACCACGCGGGGCGGCGTTGACTACATCATTGACGTGGACAACGGCGTTCCTTTTATCCGCGTCTGCCGTGGCGGCAACGGCGACTATAACGGAAAATTCAAGCACGAAAACGGCGGCAATGTTTCCGACCTTGAATTGAACGTATAGGGGTGAAACCGCATGAGTAAGAATCTGACAATTGATGAGGGCGGCGAATCCCGCCATTTTGACGGTGTTAAGCGCCTGAAAACAAAGCTTGCGGGCGAAGATGGCGGCTCATGCTATTGGGTGCCTGATGATGAAACGCAGGCATGGCCGACGTTCATCATGGATAACGGCATGCACGTTGCTGCCGAAGAGGGGCACTACGGCTATTCAGAGGCGAACGTCAATGTTTTCATCCCTACGCCGTTTCCTGAGTGGGATGTTTGGATTGATGACATCGACGTGCCGCACATTAAAATTGATGACATCACAATTGACGACTGGCACATAGATGATATTGAGCTCACCATTGACCCGGATTTGGGAACGCCCATTGTTGACATGGAAGGCATAGACATGGACGGCTTTGAAATCCCTGACATTAATATCTATATGCCCGGCGGCTCTCCCATTTCCGATATTGACTTCAAGACCGATATCCACGTTTGGACCGACCCGGACGATCACACAAAAATACACGTCAAGGAAGAACCGAACGGTGAGGAACTCGTGCTTGACTATGATGACATAGACGGCACGGCCACTTTCAAGGGCCTACTTGATATCCGCTATGATGACACCATCATCGGCGAAGAGCGGTGGGTTATAGAGGCGCACACGAAAATCAAGGTTGATGATGTTGTTTATGAGGCGGGCGATGAAATCAAATCGTGGTCAAAAGAGACTGTTGTTGATTTCACCATGAAGGTCGAACAAGAAATCTCCGTTGACTTCCCCGACATTGACCCGGACTTTATGGACGATTTCGACGTTATTCTTGACATGGACAACATGGACCTTGACATGGACGGCATAGACATGGACATTGACCTGCCCCTGCTCAAGATGCCCGACCTTGACGATCAACTGCCGGATGAAATCCGCATCATGCACGTCCCGGACAAGACAAGCTACAAGGATGGCGAGGCGATCGACCTTGATGGCATTGTTGTGCAGGCGTACAAAGATGGCGCTGTTTGGCAGAATAATAAGTATGTCAACGGGTATATCCCGGCGCATGAGCTAAGTTTTGATCCACGCTTTGCTGAATATGATGAGGAACATTCTTATTCAGAAAAAGATGGCATGTCGTTCCACGGTAGTTTGTCTATGAGCGGCGATTATTATTATTCGCCAGCAGAAATGGTCTTAAAACATATAGACCTTAAAATAAATCCAAGCGGACTGTTGCACGTAGGCGTGTGCGGAGATAGATATTCCGCCGGCGGAACTTTGAAATATGCAGTGTATAAATTTACCATATATGGAACTCAGCCGGATCTTGGCACACGTATTATAGACGGTGTTGAATACCCAATAAAAGGTACAAAAGCTGATCCAAAGTTAAATCCGCACTATAAAGAGCCATTTTACACTTGGTTCGACGGCAGCACCGCAACCCAGTATTTTTTAGGAAGTGTGGATAGCCCTTATGAATTGTTTATGGAATATAACCCTGAAGGAAAATTCTACACCCCTGGTAATTCATCTGAAATAGCTTATGATGCGCTATATAGCGGGGAAGAGCTTAAAAAAAAGAGCAACCAAACAATCGCTGTTTCATGGCCACGCCCTGTTGACAGCCAAATCCTTTCCGCAACCTTTGACATAACCATTGAACCCGATGAATGAGAGGTGAACTATGGCAGAATACGGCAGAATCTCAAAAGCAATCGTCAAGGCGATAGCGGACGCCCTGCGTTTTTGCAATGGCAATGAGGCACAGTATACGCCCGGTCAGATGCCCAACGCCGTGCGACTGCTCAAGAAGCGACTAACGCAAAAGACAATCACCAGAAACGGCGTGTACATCCCAACATCCGGTTATGACGGCTTTGACCGGGTGACGGTCAATGTGCAGGGCGGCGGCGGTGACGCTGTGCTTGTCAGCAAAAATATCATAGCGAACGGCAATTACAGCGCGGTCGATGACAGCGCGGACGGCTATTCTTCTGTCAGCGTCGCCGTGCCGGGGCCGAATTTGCAGAGCAAGACAGCCACGCAGAACGGCACAGTCACGCCCGACACGGGCTATGATGGCTTGAGCGCTGTTGATGTAGCTGTGCCGAATACATACAGCGCGGCGGACAATGGCAAGGTTGTATCCGGCGGGGCGCTTGTGGAGCAGACCGGGCGGAGCGTAGCCGCAAACGGCACCTACGACACCACTGGCAACAATAGCGTGACGGTCAATGTACCTTCCCAGGCGGCCCCGGTTCTACAGCCAAAGACCGTCACCGAAAACGGTGATTATTACCCGCCTTCAGGAGTCGACGGATTCAGCGAGATTCATGTAAATGTACAGGGGGGCAGCGGAAGTGCAGTTGTCCAGCCATTAAGTGTGACTCAAAACGGCACATACAATCCACCGAGCGGTGTGGATGGATACGCACCTGTGACAGTTCTTGTTCCAAGCAGCGGCGGTGATGGGCCTATCTACTATGGGACATCTGCTCCACTTTCTTCACTTGGCAATAACGAAGATTTGTATATCCAATACCAAGTTATGACAAGCGCGTTTGACCATACATATGGTATAGTTGCTGAATTTCGCAAGGTCGGTGGCGTGTGGGTGCAGTACGAAAAACCCGTGCCTCCTACAATAGGTGTTCACATTTGGACTAAATCTACAGGTGGCAACGATGCAGCTATGTATGTACAGAATGGGTACTGGGATGGTGACAACAATATGTTTGTTGCAACAGGCGAAGTGGAAAGTGTCCTGTACAGTACTGTTGGTTATTGGAATACAGCAAAAAACTGCAACGACATAGCTTTGCTCGCATATCCAAATGGTTGGCAAGTTAAAGCAAGCACAACGATTACAGATGGCACCAATACATATCAGACTGATGCAATAGTTAAACAATGGGACTATCAATCAACAGTAGATTTCTATATTTGGAAGCCAGCCTCATAATTTGGAGGAGCAAGTATGGGTTTTAATACGCCCGAAATTGACATCATCTACTGGCCGGACATCCTCCGTCCTGACGAGGATGATGAAAAAGAATCCAGTGGATTGATGGAGGAGGAATAAAATGTATCAATGGCAGATATTGGGCCCCGAATCACTCCCGGCTGTGATTGGCGTGTTTGTTGTCGGGGTGCTTGTTGGGGCCATCGTTTCGATCCTGATTTTTAAGCTTTAGGGAGGGCGCAAGATGTATTACCAGTGGGAGTGGCTGAGCGACCTCGCAATCATCCCTGCTTGGGAGTGCTTTCTTATTGGATTTTTGATCGGTATGCTGGTCACGCTTTTTGTGATCGTGATGACAGGAGGAAAATAATGAACGGAGTAGACATTTCGCATTATCAACGTGGGCTGACGATCCAGCATATCAAAGACGCAGGGAACGAGTTCGCCATTATCAAGCTGGCAGAGGGAACATGGCTTGTGGACAAGTCCTCGTTTGACTTCTACCGCGAAGCATACGAGCTCGGCTTTCCGGTTGGCTGCTACTGCTACAGCCATGCGATCAACGCGCAGCAGGCAATGGCGGAAGCCGGGTATCTGACGGACGTGCTCAGGGGCTTCCCGATGCCGTGCGGCGTTTTTCTCGACATAGAAGAGCCAAAGCAGCTTGACATCTCGCACGACGATCTGCTCAACGTCATTCGTGGCTGGTGCGCGGGGATTGGCGGAAAAGGTTATATTCCAGGCGTTTACTCCAGCGAGGGTACGCTTTGGTCAAAGATCAGCCCGGACGAGCTGCCGGACGGGTGCCTTGTGTGGATCGCGAAGTGGAGCAGCAATCCGCCCGGCATCCGGTGTGACCTATGGCAGACGAGCGACAGCGGCAGGATCGAAGGGTACAGCGGCAACGTAGATACCGATGCGGCTATGAGCGACTACTTCAAGGCGCTGGTGTCTCGCGGCTTCCCGAACAAAGAGAGCGACAGCGAGGCCACGGCGACCGACGGAGACGTGGCAGCTCCCACCACACCCAACAGCGGCGCAGGCATCAAGGCCGCGGTTATGGTCCTTCAGTTGGTCATGGCCTACGCCGGGTATTGGGGAGCCGTGACCGGAGAGCGCAGCCCGGAGTTCTTCGAGGCCCTGCGGACGTTTACTGCAGACCTCGAGAAAGTAAAGTAAAACCCGCCGGAAACGGCGTTGATAGAAAGGAGCTTTTCAATGATTAACTGGAAAGTGCGCATCAAACAGAAGTGGTTCTGGCTGTCCATCGTTCCGGCAGCCTTGGTCCTTGTCCGCACGGTGGCGGCGGTCGCAGGTATCAACCTCGACCTCACCGACCTGGGCGAAAAGCTGATCGCCGTTGTTGAGGCCGTATTCACGGTGCTGGTCATCCTCGGCATCGTGGTAGACCCCACGACCGAGGGCCTGCGAGACAGCGCACAGGCTATGACCTATGAGGAGCCGAAGCCCTATATCGAGCCTCCCGATCCGGCGGCGGAGGAGGAATCCGAAGCAAAGCACCTCCTGCGCGAGAGCAAGGACACGAGCTGGGACTGCAAGCTTTAAGGAGGGCGGCGCGACATGGCAAATTTGACGCCTGCGCAGGCGACCGTAATCGCAGCGATCATCAGCGCCGTTGTGACGTTGTTCATCTGCCTGATCAACAGCCGACAGCAGCAGAAAAAATTGTCCGAGGAAATGGCCCGGCAGGAAGAGCAGCGCAGGAAAGACGAGGCCGTCCGTGACGCCAAGCTCGAAATGTGGATGCGCGGAGTCGAGGAGAAACTGGAACTACACAACGGCTATGCCCAGAAACTCGGCGAGATCCAGACGGACATAGCCGTAATAAAAAACGACATCAAAACTTTGTACAAACAGGCTTGACAGCCCATGACGATAACCGTGTTTCTGTTGCCAAAAGCGACAAAAAGCGGTATAATAACCCCACAAACAAAGAGAGGGGAAACGCAATGGAAAACAAGGTTGCAGACGTGCCGTATATCGTCCACGAAGCTGAGATGGCCCGTATGGAGCGCGTAAACAAGCGCTGGTTTTGGGCGTGGGTTATCACGTTTATTCTACTTGTCGGATGCGTGGCGGGCTTCCAGTGGTATGAATCGCAATTTGTCGAAGAAGAAAACACGATCACGCAGGACATTGATACCGGAAACGGAAATCTTGCCTTGACAGGCATAGGAGACTTGTACTATGGCGAGAGTACGTCAAACAGTAAAAACGCACAAGAGAACTCGTAAGACTGGCGGCAACAGCGGATACATTCGCTGTAATGTCTGCAAGGGCCAAGGGCGGATACGCAACTGGCACAAGAAAAAGTGACACTATCCCCCGGAGCAATCCGGGGGAATTTTTACAGGTGAATCATGGAATACACCAACAGTCAAATCGTAGCTCTGATAGATGAACATATTCACAATGCGCGGGACAGGCGCATTATGAAACTGCATTATGTGGACGGGTTAAGCGCCGATATGATTTCCCGCATTGACCACAATAAAAAGGACGTGCCGGAGGAAATCAGAATAGACATACTTCCACGGCAAATCAGCCGGATTTTATCTGACAAACTCTTGAAGATCAAACCTTACCTGTAAATTACATATTTTTGACATAAAAAAGCCGCTCTAACGACATTGTTAGGGCGGCTATTTTTTGTTACCTTTTGGGCAGAAAGAGAGGCCCAACATGGACACGAACGATATTAACGATCTGCTTTTGATGCACCTGAATGATGATTTGTTTTGGGAGCCGCAAGAGCAGACGAACGATAAACAGAAATGTGGAGATACTTTAACAATAACCCCCAAAACCTTAACGTCGGCGACTGTGTAATCCGGGCAATCAGCGCGGCAACGGGCATGGACTGGCATACCGTCCACAAGGCACTGTGCGATCTTTCTGCAGAGCTTTGTGATATGCCAAGCGCCGACCGCTGCTGGTGGACGTTTCTTGAGCAAATCGGCTTTGCCAAAAAGAGGCTGATTGACCAATGCCCGCAATGCTACACGGTTGAGGATTTCTGCCGCGATCACCCGCGCGGTATCTACATCCTCGGCCCACATGAACACGCCGTCTGTGTCCGTAACGGCGAATATTGGGACAGTTGGCGATCCGGTAACACTGTCCCGACATACTACTTTAGGAGGCTTTAACAATGGCGTGGAATAACGGCTTCCCGGCTACATATAACCAGATGTACCCGCAGGGCTACCCCGGACAGCAAATGCCCATGTACGGCCAGCAAATGCCGAATAACGGATATATGGGCGGGACTTTTCAGAACGGGAACAATCAGCCTGTACAACAGCCACAGCAACAGCCTGCGCAGATGATGACACCGCCAACAATCCGCGCCGAGATCATCCAGATAGAGGATGAGGCGGCAGTTGACCGCTTCCCTCTGGCCGCTGGCGCGTCTCAGATGTTTATGACCCGCGCCGAGGATAAGATCATCATAAAGACGATGGGACAAGACGGCGCGCTCCCACTTGTAATCTATGACAAGCGCCCGCCCGCACCGCCCGCGCCGAAGTTTGACCCGGCGGAGTATATGAGGCGGGATGAAGCCGACAAACTGATAATGGAGCGCGTGGAGACGCTTGTAAGTGCTGCCTTGACCGCGCAGAAAGCGCCACAGCGCAAGCAAGCGCAGGAGGTAGAGTAAATGGGTATCTTTGATTCTCTCGGACAGCAGGCCGTTTCTCACGCCTCACAGCAGCAACAGATGTCCCCGGAACAGGCGCGGCAGCAGATGGAGGCAGGCGTTAAGTCCCTGCATCAGAACCCGGCTGGATTCGCAAAGCAGAACCGCCTTAATGTGCCGGAAAACATGACCGACGCAAACCAGATCATCGAATACTTGCAGCAAAGCCGACAAGTGCCCCCCGGCATGGTGCAAGCGGCGCGAATGATGGCGCGGCGGTTCGGCAATATCAGGTAAAAGAACAAACAACAAAATTTCGGCAAAGTATATTTTGATGTAATTTAGATTTTCATGCAATTATGTTTGCAAAAATTGAAACTGATTTTGCAAGTTTGCAAGTTTTGTTGCAAGTTGGTTTTAAGTTTCCGTAAGTTTCAGCAAGAGCATTTTGCCGACATTGGCAAAATGGTAAAGGCGAAGCTTTCGCCCCGCCCTGGTTAATCCTTTTCAATGTCCTCCCGAATCAGCCGCTTGATATAGCCTTGCTTGCCGCCCCCTTCGCCGCTCTTCGGCTTCGGCAGCGCGTCCAGGCGGGCGAGTATGTCAGCATCATTTTTGACGCTCAGCTTTAGCGTGATAACCCGTGTATTATCCGCGTCCCATTTTTTGCGTGAATCGTACATGCCGTTTATTCCTCCCCTTGAATTAAATTATTGTTAGCTTGCAAAGCTCACCGTTTATATCAACGTATTCGCCGTGTGAGTCTTCACTGTAGAACCTGAAGCCGAAAATTGGCCCCGTGCGCGTCATCGTCTCAGAAACAACGCACCCCATTTTGTCTCCGCCAAATTTGGCTATCACTTTCAGGGCCGCTTCTTTTGCTTCATCAAAAGATTTATACATTGTCTTTCCCTCCTGTTTATAGTTGGGGCCGTTTCCGGCCCCGTTGATTTCAAAAGTTGTAATCATAAAACTCATGGCGTCCAGGGCTGACATACAAGCCCTGCCACTTATATCTCTTTTCAACATCCGACCAAAAAGCCCTAATCACCCGGCCTTGTTCATCTTCTTCATAGGTGTATGTCTGTTCACTGTTGTTCATTACCCGCCCGAAGAATCCGCCCGGTACAAAGTCCGGCTTCCAATCCGGGTCCAGCGTGGCCTTGCAGCGCCGCAGGGTCAAGGTTTTTGCGGTCTTCTTGATAACCGTGTAAGCTTCCATGTCACCCCAATAGCTGACTGTTGCCCCGTCTCCGACCTGTACATTCTCTTTGAAATAGAGGTTATAGCGGTCATCAATCAAGTTGCCATCGCAAGTGTCCTGACAAAACTGCTGCCTAAACTCCCATCTTGTAAGCATTGTGTTTTCCTCCTGTTTATAGTTGGGGTGATTCATCACCCGGTTTATTGTAAAGCGTCTTCCCGCTTGCTTTTTTAGTAAAGAGAAGCCCGTCTACGGCTCTTTAAGGTATTACCGGCTGTTGCTCCCATTTGAAAAGCCAGTCACATACTTTTCATGCGTCCGGGCTGATTACCGAATCGCCGCCCTTGCTATGTGCAAGTATTTCACTTCGGCGGGGCACTTGGCCTAACTCCCCCGGTTCTTTCTTCGGGGCTTCTCTTAACTGTCTATATATTATCACTATTAGCACTATTTGCCAAGCAAAATTTTTGCAATTTCATATTTATTTTTTGTATCATTCCGCTAACAAGTGCGCATAGTTGGCGGCTATGAGAACCCGTACCAAATATGACTGATACGGGCATACCGGGAACAATTACCCGGAGAAAAGGAGAATTAAATATGGCTCTCACAGACGAAAGCAACGGCTCCCCCTTCACTATGCCGGTGCAGCCGATGTATGGCGGCTACGGCAACAACAACGGACTGTTCGGCGGCGACGGCTCCTGGCTGATCCTCTGGCTGATCTGCATGATGTGCGGCGGCTGGGGCGGCTTTGGCATGGGCGGCGGCATGTGGCCCATGATGATGGGTATGGGTGGCTTCGGCGGCGGCTGGGGTATGGACTACCTCTATCCGTGGCTCAACAATAGCCAGCACATTTCCGATGGTTTCCGTGACCAGCAGCTCCAGGCCAGCATTGGGACGCTCCAGAACAGCGTAACCAGCGGCTTCGGCGACGTGCAGCTTGGCATTGCCGGGGTCAACAGCAATCTTTCCAACGGCTTCGCGGGCGTCAACCTCAACCTCTGCCAGACCGGAAACGGCATTGTGAACGCCGTCACGGGCGTTCAGAACGCCGTCACTCAGCAGCTCTACAGCAATGAGCTTGCAAGCCTCAACAGATCCTTTGCGGAGCAGACTGCGAACGCAAACGGTTTCAATGGCGTTCAGGCAGGTATCGCCGATCTTCGCTACACAGAGGCCACGGAAAACTGCGCCACGCGCACCGCGTCCGCGCAGAACACCCGTGACATCATCGACGCGCAGAATCGCGGCACTCAGGCGATTCTTGACAAGCTGTGCGCCCTCGAACTGGACGGCGTGAAAGGCCAGCTTGCCGCCGCGCAGCGTGAAAACGTCGGCCTCCAGAATCAGCTCAACATGGCGGCATTCCAGAAGTCCCAGGCGGAGCAGAACGCGCTCTTTGCTCAGGGGATGAACAATGAGGTGGACGCCCTGTACAACCGCCTCAAAAATTGCCCGGTGAACACCGTCCCTGTTGCTGGAAACACCCCTCTGTTTAGCTGCAATCCCAGCTTTAACAACGGCGGCTGTGGCTGCAACGGCAATCTCGGCTTTGCCGGTTGATTGGAGGTGGCATTATGTCCGCTGAGTACAGCGCCAATGCTCTCCAAACAGTCCCCGCAAATGGCCCCGTGATCTTCTCCGCGTCTCCCGTGCCCTGCAATCGCGGGATTATCTACCACCGGGACGAGAGTGGGCTTTTCCGCCTCGCCTCCCCCCGCGTGATGGGCGTGTGCTGCCGCCGTCGGTGCTGCTGCTCCGATTTCCCGGAGGCGGTCTACAGCGTCGGTTTCCACGCCAACATTGCCGTCCCCGGCACTCCCACCGCCGGAACGGTTGAGGAAATCCAGCTTGCGATCTTCGTTGACGGCGAGGAAGACCCCAGCTCCATTATGAGCTTTACCCCCGCCGCTGTGGATGAGTTCGGCAATGTCGGCGCAGAAATCCTTGTTTCCGTGCCGTGCATTTGCGGCTGTTCCAGCGTGTCCGTTCGGAATATCAGCGCTCAGCCCGTCAATGTCCGAAACGCAAATATCGTGTTCGGCTTTGAAGGTATTAGGCGCTGAGAAAGGAGGGAAAGCACATGAAGTATGATAGCTTTTATGATTTCGTCTGCCACGAGCTGGAAGAGCTTGACGAAAAGGCAAAAGCCGACAAGGTGAGCATGACAGATGTCCAGTATGCCGACATGCTTGAGCATTACAAAAAGTCCTATCTCACCAATGAGGCTATGGAAGAGCCCGGCTACTCCAACCGGGGCTATATGCCCTATTATGGTGGCATGAGCTACGCCGGGAGAATGAATGCCAAGCGTGACAGCATGGGCAGATATTCCCGTGAAGGCCGGGATTATTCCCGTAATCGCGGCAACGGCTACAGCTACGCCGAGGACATGGAAGCGACAAAGGAAGAAATGCGCGAGCTTGCCCAGAAAATGCCCGAAGAGCACCGCCGCAAGATCGAGCGCGCGCTTGACGACCTGAGATAATGGAGGTGGCCTCTTGATAACAGAACCGGAATTACAGGAGGCCATTGCCTACTATCAGGGAAAGCTCGACCCGAACAGCAATGATGTTGTCAAACTCGCGGCTTGTCTGATTGTGCAAGACATGATGTTTGGAAAATCCGAACAACCGAGCACCCCGGAAGAACCGCTGCGGCTGATACCCAGCTACAGCTATTCCCCGCCGCCTGAGAACGTCGAAACAACCATAGATTACTCCAGCGACACAGCATTTGGGCGGCTGATCCACGGGCGACAGGCGAGCGAGGTTTGGCCCATCATTGACGAGCTTGTGAGTGAGGCCGTGCAAGCGCTCAATCCGCGTCTGTATGATGCTTTTATGCGCAAGCTCAAGAAATAATGGAAGCCCCCGGCTATATGCCGAGGGCTTTTCTTGTGTCGAAACAAATAAAGATGCGCATGGTGCAAACAAATTGATCGCGCCCAGGCCAGGCCCAGGCGCAGGCGTAAGAAGCCAAATATTGAGGAAAAACCGGAGGAAAAGTAGCGCTATTTTTTACTCCGTTTTTCTCCGTTTTTTGCAAATTTGCCGAAAAACAAAAAGCCCGAAAGCCTTGTAAAATCAAGACTTCCGGGCTGTACCCTTGGTGGAGATAAGCGGGATCGAACCGCTGACCTCTTGAATGCCATTCAATAGAAAGCCCTGATTTTATGCGGGTTTGCGGCGTTTTGGGAAAAACAGAGGAAAAATAGAAATCACAGCGCGTCCGTGATTTTTCGCAGATCATCGACCGCCACGTCCTGGTAATACCGCAGCATTTCCCCGGAGGCATGACCGATCAGCTCCAGCTTGTCCTTTTCGGCTCCCTGCACACGTTTCATCAAGGTTGAGAACGTGCGTCGGCAAGTATGCGGAGTGTACTTGTGCCGCTTCACGCCCCCGGCGACCTCGACAATGGGATTATCTATCCCGGCGGCATCCAGGGCCGGATAAAAGCAGTTTTCCGTGAAATATTTAAGATCAAACTGCCCACCAGCCGCATCCCCGAACAGAAAAGCCCCAGGAGCCGCAGAACGGGCCTCAATGATGGCTTTGATTTTGGGGGACACCGTGACCACGCGCCCCTTGCCCGCCTCAGTCTTTGCCCCTCCGGTGAGTGTGGCGCGGGATTTGTCGTAGCTGTCATGCGTGAGCGCCAAAAACTCAGACGGGCGGAAGCCCGTGTAGATCATCGCATAAATAAAGTCAGCATAGGCAACAACGCCGACAGCCCGCCGGATGGCCTCAATTTGCACATCGGTGAAGCTCTCCCGGTGGGCAGCACTCTCCCCGGTCACGATCAGGAACGGCGCAAGGTTGAGATTATCCGGGATCATGTGGCGCGGAATGCCGTATTTGTACATCAGGCTGACCACGGCCCGCATGTTTTCCCTGGTTCTTTTCCCGGCGGAGCACGAGTCAAGGCACTCCTGGAGATCATCAATATCTATCTCGGACATGCGAAGCGTCCACACGTCCCGAAAATGCTTGATCGCGGCGGAGTAGCAATCCAGCGTACTCTTTCCGGCCCTGTGAGTTGGAAACCACATATCATAAAGCTCTTTGAAAGTGGATTGCCGTTTGACCTCCCGCTGCTTTGACGCGAGGGACGGGATTGCCGCAATCGCGTCCTTTTTTCGCTCGAACACCCCGGATCTATACTGCCGGTGGCGCTTGCCGTCATCATCCAGGTAATAGCCGACAGTGACCTCGGCCTTGTATTTGCCGTTGGGAAGCTGATATACACACCCCTGACCATTGCCGCGCTTTTTCGGGGAGTGCTTTGCCACGACGGGCCGCCCGCAGAATGGACAGAAGTTGGCCCCCTCCGGCATAACCGCGCCGCATTTTTTACAGTTTTCCACGTTTGCCGCCTCCATGTCAAACTCTGTATAACCCCTATTTATTCAGTTTATAACAGTTTTTGATAAATGGCAAGCCCCGGCAAAAGCCGGGGCTTTTATTGCGGATTCTCAGTTCGTGCATTATTTGCACAAACTCGCCGGTTCCAAGCATCTATGATGCGCTCTTTGCTTCTCTCTTTTGCACCCGCCCCAAGTCGAAAACGTATATCGCATTGAGGACACTCAATTTCCCAATAAAAGGCACTATTAAACCATGTGATGGCAGGAAACTCATTCCCGCAAAACGGGCAAGATTTTAATTCGCTCATTCGTCGTACACCTCCGGCTCCCGCAGAATTAGTAAAAAGGATAAGTAATAGAACAGGGTTCGCATGTTTCAGCCTCCTTTTTGATAAGAAAATCATTTTGCTTTTTGCCATATATCCAGGGTTCACCGCGACAGGAAAAACAAATCCCGTTATCTTGCAACTGTCCGTTTAGGCTATATATGCAGCCCTCGCACTCGTCGATAGCTGTAATTTTATCCCCGCAGTGAGGACAATAATCTGCGATCTCCCTGGCGTTCACGCCTTGCCCCCGGCGGTATCTTGCGAATGGGGCCCACATGCCGCAGTGCGTACATTGCGGAGCTTTCGCGCCGTCAAATACTTTCCACTTTGCCAAGTTCCCGACGCCCCTTTCGCCTCGCTGCAAGTTCTTTGTGCTCTGCCTCGCGTTCTGCTATTATGTAGCACTTTCGCTCCCATACCCAAATATCCCGGCTGTTCTGCATGTCCGCGTTGTCGGCGCTCAGAACACGGTAGGCGCGTTCAAGCTCACGTTTCAGTTCCTCAAGCATCGTCTTTCCCTCTCTCCCGGCTTTAGCCCGCCGGGCGGGCGTTTTGACTTATTGATAAAGCTTCACCGTTGCGTGCATACCCTTGTGCTGCGGAAACTCCTCGAAAAATAACCTCCTCGCCGTGCCCTCATCCGTGACTCCCCAATAGATTGTTCCATGCTCCCGGCAGATTTTAACCGGCTTCCCGGCATAATCCGCCGCCATTTCCTGAATTTTAACCGTTACGCTTGCGTATTTCATTTTTCAAAATCCTCCTTTTTGGCTTCCTGTGACCCCTTGCGGGGTTTCGGCCCGGTGCCGTCGGGCCATCGTCAGACAGGTGTTATTCTCTGTATGCTTTTGCAAGCATGTCAAGCGCGACTCCTAAGAAAAAGTTTTTGATTTCCTGTTCATCGGCTTCGTAGTCGGTCTTAACAATCAAAGTTCTGTTTCCAGCGTTATTAGCAGAAGCAATGTCAAAATTCATAAATGTCTTTCCCTGCAATGCTTTCTTAATTCCGCCGATCTGACTGTCGGTGAAATAGCCGAGTTCTGCAAATGTGCATTCTTTCATGTTGTTTACCTCCGTTTGTTTTCCTTTGATGGTTATAATATAGCACATCTACATGTAGATAACAAGAGGCAAAATAAACAAACATCTACATGTAGAATTGTGCAATATTTATCTACATTGATATGCAGCTTTGTGATATAATGATCCACAGGAGGTGTGAAGATGGGCAAAAAAACAGAAGCACAGAAGCGGGCACAGCGCAAATATATGAAGAGCGTCGCCGTGTTCCAGATCAGAACAGACAAAAGCCGCCTGGAGAGGATCAAGGCCCATGCAGAAACCCAGGGCGAGAGCGTGAACGCATTTATAAAGCGTGCCATTGATGAGGCAATAGAGAGAGACAGGAGGGAAAACAATGGATGAGCACATAAGCCGCGCCGGTATTATCGCCGAATATGACAGGCAGCATCAAGGGCCACCGGGCGGAGCCAGGAAGATCATGGAGACGTTCCCTGCCGCCGATGTGCGGCCTGTGGTGCATGGAAAATGGGAGGAGGAAGACTCAGCTTCAAACCGATGGGCTTTCAGATGTTCTATTTGTAGCGGCGGGCCTGTCGGACGAAAATTCAACTTCTGCCCCAACTGCGGCGCAGACATGAGGCAAACGAGTGACGAAAATATATAAGTTTAACGATTTATCAGGAAAGAGATAAGGAAGAATGAGCGATAAGAGATGAAGAAAAAGTATGAAGAGCCACTTATGTTTTATCCATATCCTACAGCCTATGGTTATCGGTGTTGGGACGGAAAAGAATGGAAAGATTGTGACAGTGCGGGGAGGCCGTATGAAAGGAAGTGAAAAATGGCTTTCTCTGTGTGATCCGCATTGCCAGCAGAAAAAGAATTTTCCAAACTGTGAATGCTGCGACATAGCTTTAGAATACCGTTATCACAAAAGCAAAGAATGTGAGCAAACGGAACAATCGTCGGCAACATCCACGACAACCCGGACATGCTGAAATAACAAAAGCCCGTGCGACCATTGAGGCCAGCACGGGCTATTTAATTTTTGACATTATTTTACTCCGGCTCTATGGTATGCTTTACCTCGCAATGAGGATTAAAAGAAAAGAGGAAGACATATCATGACCAACGAAGAAAAGCTTACTCAGATTTTGACCGAGCATCCTGAGCTTCTTGAAACTGCACTAACCCTTGTAATTGAGCAATTACGCCTTCTTGATTTGCAGCAGGAAGACGGTTGAACAAGCTAAGAACAAGTTTTTCCCGATCATTCAGCCCGTCCTCATCCATGGGGACGGGCTTTTCTGCGTCTATACCGTACAGATAATGTTTAGACACATCAAAATAGTCAGCTATCCTATCAGCGTATCGGTCATAGCTTTTATTTACGCCCCGAAACCATCTGTTGATAGAGTGAACAGGGAGTATCATAGCCAGTTCCATGTCAACATCTGTTACGCCTCTGGCCCTGGCTTCTTCAATAAGCGGTTTTAGCCTGTTTTCAAAATCAATGTTCATGTATGACGCCTCTTTTGCCCAACACAATGTCGCCTAAATTCAGCCGCCTATTTTGTGCATAATTAACAATTTAATCAAAATGGTTAATTCAATCTTGACTTTAATCATTTTGATTATTATAATAACTATAGCTTGAAAAAGGGCAAAGCTACCGCGAGCCCCCTTCTGAGCGGGCTTTTGAAATATTTGAATGTGGCAATTCATATTTTAATCTGAATCCGCTCAGAAGTCAAGCGATAGTTAAAAAGCGCAAAGGGAACGGCACGATTTGCATTGTACAATGCAAACAGTTAATTGTCACTTGACAATTAACTGATAAACCTTAAAGAAGGGAGGAACGTAAGTGAGTATCAAAAGCGCCAGAAAAAGAGCAGGAAAGACCGTTAAAGATGTAGCAAGTGTCATGGGCGTATCTCTTGCGGCGGTCTATCAGTGGGAATCTGGTGTTAACAGGCCAGATATTGACAAGCTCCTGAGCCTTGCGGCTTTTCTGGACTGTCAGGTTGAAGACCTGCTCCGCAAGGATGAACCGGAGGCCGACAATGCCGCGAAGTAACGCAATACAGCAACGGCGAATATACGCTGTGGCAAAATTCATGGAGGTGTGACCAATGGCAACACCGAAAAACCTTACCCTTGAAGACCTGGAGGCGATGCCCTGCGAGGTTTTGACCTGCCAGCAGATTGCCCCTATCCTCGGCGCAGACCCCGGTACAATCCACCAGCAGGCGATGGAAGCACCGTACATGCTCGGCTTTCCCGTTATCGTAATGAAAAGCCGGGTAAAAGTGCCAAAACGTGCGTTTTGCGCGTTTATGCGTAATGGAAAGGTCGAGTAATGCCAAGACACAGAATTGACCTTACAGGTCAGAGATTTGGACGGCTTACAGTCATAGGATACCACGACACAAAGCATGGTCAAACAAGATGGAAGTGCATATGTGATTGCGGTACAGAAAAGGTTGTATACGCTCAAAACTTAAAAAATGGTGATTCTCGTTCTTGTGGCTGCCTGTTGCATGACTTCAATAAGACCCTGGTAGTTCACGGCTGCGAACCTCGGAGATTGCACAGAATTTGGTCCGGAATGAAGTGCAGATGTAACAACCCAACCAACAAAGATTATCCGCGCTACGGCGGAAGAGGCATAACAGTTTACCCCGAATGGAGCGAGTTTATACCTTTTCGAGAATGGGCGTTTGCAAGTGGCTATGCTGATGATCTGACACTTGACCGGATCGACGTAAACGGCAACTACTGCCCGGAGAATTGCAGATGGGCTACGCCAAAGGAGCAGGCGAATAATCGCAGAAACAATCGCCGGACTACTTATATGGGAGAAACAAAGACTTTCTCCGAGTGGGCGGATCAATTTGGAATTGACATTTACATTTTTCATGCAGCCATGAGGCGCGGGAGAACAATGGATGAAATTGTAAGAACATACGCCAAAAAGCAGCCCATGAAAGAGGGCATCAGAGAATAACCCCAGCAAAACCAAACAAAGGAGGATGACCATGGACAACGAAGAACGCGCCATCAAGGCGCAGGAGGCTGCAGAGAGAGCAGCACCGGCCCCGATTTCGGACAGCAAAAGCCTGATCGCCGTGACACAGCTCCCCATCATCGAAGAGCGCCTGCGGGACTACAAGGCAGAGATCGAAGCCACCGTGGCGGAAGCCAAAAGCATGGTCGCAACGGCGGACACCATCCAGACGGTCAAGTCCAAGAGAGCCGAGCTGCGCAAGCAGTTTGATGACCTGGACAAGCGCCGGATCGCCGTCAAGAACCTGATCCTCGAACCCTACGAGCGATTCAACAAGGTCTACAAGGAATGCGTGGAGACGCCCTTCAAGGACGCCGACGCCACCCTCAAGGCCACAGTTGATGGCTTCGAGGGAGAACTGAAAGCGCAGGCGCTGGAAAAACTCAAAGCCAACTACGAAGAGCACTGCCAGCTTGAGGGCATCGACTGGATTCCCTTTGACCAGGCGCTCACGCGCAGCGGCGTCAAGATCAGCATGGCGGACACCAAGACCAAGGAGCCGCGCAAGGCGATGGATGCGCTGGCGGAATTCGTCAGCAAGATCGCGCTCGGCATGGAATCCGTCCGCAAGATGGAGGACAGCGCCGAGATCATGGTCGAATTCAAGAAATGCCTCGATGCCGGACAGGCCGCAGCCATTGTGGCAGAGCGCAAGCGGCGCATCCAGGAGGCCGCAGAGGCCGAAAATCGGCGCAAGGAAGAAGCGGCCCGGCAGCAGGAGATGGTCGCCAAGGTTGAAGCCGCAGCGCCCGCACCGGCCCCCGTCGCGGCTCCTACGGCAGCACCCACGCCGGTCGCAGATCCCACGCAGACAGAGCGCGTGTTCCCCGAGTTTCATTTCACGGTTTACAACTGCACCCGGTCGCAGCTTCTGAAAATCCGGGATTACTTAAAACAGGAGGGAATCAAGTATGCCTAACGAAGCAATCCAGAACATCTTCGGCGAAGCGCCGAAGGGAATCTCCGCACAGAGCGTCACGGCGGCAATGGCTACCACCAGACAGGCGCAGGAGGTGCAGGCCGCAATGGTCGTAGCAAAGCACTTCCCCCGCGATCAGAGAGCCGCATACGCCCGTATCACCGACGCCTGCGCGAGGCCGACGCTTGCGGAAGAAGCCACCTACGAATTCAGCCGCGGCGGATCGAAGATCAGCGGCCCGAGCATCCGGCTTGCTGAGTGTATCGCCCAGAACTGGGGCAATATCGACTTCGGCTTCACGGAGCTGGAGCGCAAGAACGGCGAGAGCACGGTCATGGCTTACGCCTGGGATCTCGAAACGAACACCCGCCAGAGCCGCGTGTTCACGCTCAAGCTCCAGCGAGACACCCGGCAGGGCTCCTACGCATTGACAGACGAGCGTGACATCTACGAGCTGATCGCAAACCAGGCAGCAAGGCGCGTCCGAAACTGCATTCTCTCTCTGATCCCGGGGGACGTGATCGACGCCGCAATCAGACAGTGCGAGGTCACGATGAAAAATCAGGCACAGGGTGTGCCGATTGAACAGCGTAGGGCGGACACGGTCGCGGCATTTGAGGAATACAACATCACCCCTGAGATGCTGGCCGCATTTTGCCAGAAGCAGAGCGTGGACTTCCTCGACGAAGCAGACCTCAAGAAACTGCGCAGGGCATACACAAGCCTTAGAGACGGCGTGGTTGGCTCCGATTACTTCACCACCCGGATGCAGAGCCTCGCGGCAGAGAACGCCGAGAAAGTCCAGCAGACGACCCAGGCGGGCACGATGCAGCAGGAAGGGACCGCGACTGACGGAGGCCAGGCAAGCGAAAAACAGATTGGACTTGATGACCTGTGATGGAAAACAAAGAATTGCTCACGATTCGCCAAACAGCCAAGAAAGGTCCACTCAATGAGCGTATCTTGCGAGAAATGAGATCAAAGGGCGTTCTTCCAGGCGTGATCGTTGGGAATCGATTCTACGTTAACTACCGGGTACTTCTCAAGTTGATCGACGAGAAAAGCAAAAAAGGTGATGTTCTCGTATGAAATATGAAGTCGTGCAAAGCGGCTCGGACGGCAACCTGACCATCATAGATGACTGGATCGCCATAGACATGGGCGTTAGTTGGAAGACGGTCGAGCCTTACGCGAAAAATCTACGGCTTGTTTTACTCACGCACGGGCACTCCGATCACTTCAGGAAGCCGACCGTCCGCAAGCTGGCGCGGCAGCGGCCCACGCTGAAATGGGCCTGCCGCGATTGGATGGTCGGCCCCCTGCGGGAGCAGGGCGTGGATGCGAGAAACATCCACGTCCTCCCGGCGAATCAATGGCAATACTACGCCGCGCCGATCAGCCTCATGGTGTGCCCATTCGACACCCAGCACAACGTCCCAAACTGCGGATGGCGGCTCTGGAAAGGCGAGAACGACAGCCTGTTCTATGCGACTGACCTGGGCGATCTCAGTGGCATCGAGGCTAAAGGCTACACAGTGTACTTGCTCGAAAGCAATCACACTGAGGCAGAGATCGAATCCGCCGTAGCAGAAGCCCAGGCAAAGGGCGAGTTTACATACCGGACACGGGCAGCCGAAAACCATCTGAGCTATGAGCAAGCGGTTGACTGGTTGACGCAAAACATGGGGCCAAACAGTATATGGATTCCCATGCACGGACACAAAGGAGGAATAGAGAATGACAGAGGTACAGCAGATTTTGTCTTGCCTTGCTGATTGCCTCCACGACAATCAGATCAGCGAGGATGAGTGCCTGGGCGCATTGAAAGCCTTGCGCGGCATCCCGGCGGAGAAACACATGGACGCTTTCATGGCGCTCATCGGCGCAGATCAGGAGCAGCAGGAGCCGGAGGAACAGCCGGAGAACTATCTGGCGGTCAAGACGTTTGACAGCGGCGAGTTTTACGTCGGAGATGAAATAATCGGAAATCAAAACGGTAAAAAATATGTCGTTTCCAAAGTAGGTCTGTGCGCATTATACGTATTGGGAGAGAATGCGGAACCTTACACAGTAGATGTGAGGCAAGCTACCCGCACAGGCCGCAACTTCCCGGCAATCGCCGCGATCATGGAAGAGATCAGAAAGTAGGCGACGCGCTTGCCGAACAGGATTATAAAAGAATCCATTTGCACAAGCGAAAGCATAGATCAGCTTTCAGCATTTCATGAAACGGTCTTTTATAGACTTATCGTGAACTGCGACGATTACGGGCGCATGGACGCAAGGCCCAAAATTCTTGCGGCAAAGCTTTTTCCCTTGAAGGATATTAGAGTGAGTCAAATGGAAGAAGCCCTTCGGACGTTGACCTCTGCGGAACTGGTGAGTACCTACGAAGTAGATGGAAAACCCTTCTTGCAGATGAAGACATGGAACCGGCATCAACAGATTCGCGCAAAGAAAAGCAAATATCCTGCACCAGATGGAAGCTTTAACTCAGAAGATAACATTTGCAATCAAATGATATCAGATGATTGCAAATGTCCCCGTAATCCAATCCAATCCGAATCCAATCCGAATCCAGAATCCAATACACGCGCACACGCGCGAGAGGACGAAGCCGACAAGTTTTTCCAGGCTTTTTGGGACGCATACCCACGCAAGACCGGGGATATTCGTGAAGCGTATTTTGAGTACCAACACGCCGTTGAGAGCGTCGAACCGCAAATGCTTGTGGACTGCGCAAAAAAATACGCACAAACTCTCGGACGGAATGAGGCACGTTTTGCCCCAAGCGCTGACAAATGGCTGAGAAATCAAGGCTGGAAGGAGGTAAACAATGGACAATCCGTATCTGCAAGCCCTCAAAACGGCCCAAGCGAAAAGCGCTACAACATCCACTATGACGTTGACGGCTCCTGATATTCTCGCCGACTACGATCTCGGCGGCGTTAACTGCAAGCTCTGTGAAAACACCGGGCGGATTATCCAACGCGGGCCGGGGTTGCTTGAGCTGCACGTTTTTGAGTGCGAATGCATGAAGCGGCGGCGCTCCATGCGCTCACTCCGAAAGGCCGGGATGGAGGACATGGCGCGGCGCTACACGCTGGAAAACTACGTCGCAGACAACAAGCACCGCGCAGCCGTGAAAGATGCCGCTATGCGCTACATCAACAGCGCCGACGGGTGGTTTTTCATCGCCGGTCAGAGCGGCAGCGGCAAGACGCATATTTGCACGGCGATCTGCACGGCAATCATGCGAAAGCAGGACAGCGAAGTTTATTTCATGCCATGGCGTGATGAATCAGTCGAGCTTAAACAGAGAATGAAGCAAGAAGACTGGTATCAAGCCAAAATCAAGAAGCTAAAGCGCGTCCCGGTGCTTTACATTGACGATTTTTTCAAGGGCGGCGCAAGTGACGCGGACATAAAACTCGCCTTTGAAATCCTGAACGCTCGTTACAACGACACGACGCTCAGAACGGTCATTTCCAGCGAAATCGACCTTGACGGCCTCATGCGAATTGATGAGGCGATCGGCGGGCGAATTTATGAACGCAGCCGTGGCTTTGCTGTCATGGCTCCCGGCGAGAATGTGAGGCTGTCTTGAAACACTACGGCGATATAAAGCTTCTGAGCGGCTACACCTTGCCCGTGGTGGATGTGATAACGGGCGGCTCACCGTGCCAGGATTTGAGCGTAGCCGGTAAACGCGCAGGGCTTGACGGCGAACGAAGCGGCTTGTTTATGGAGCAAATACGCATTGTCAAAGAAATGCGGGAAAGAGACAGGAACGATAATGGAAGAACAGGTATCTTTGTTCGACCTCGATACATGGTCTGGGAGAACGTGCCAGGAGCCTTTAGCTCCAACGGCGGCAAAGACTTTCAAGCCGTCCTCACAGAAATTGCGCGAATCGCAGAGCCGAACGCTCCCGATGTGCCTTTGCCTGACAAGGGGGGGGTGGCCCAAAGCCGGATGCCTTTATGGAGTGGATCGAAACTGGAGTATTAGTTTCAGATTACACGACGCGCAGTTTTGGGGAGTCCCCCAGAGAAGAAAACGAATCGCGCTTGTCGCAGATTTTGGAGGATTGTCCGCTCCCGAAATACTCTTTGAGCGCAAAGGCATGTCAGGGGATTCTGAACCGGGCAAAGCGCAGGGGGAAGCAACTGCCGGAAGCACTGAAAGCGGCGCTGATAGCGCAAGCGGGACTATGAACCCGAAGCGCAAGGATGCGGTGTTTTGCCTACAAGGAAATGGGATTGATCGTGCTGAAACTGCTGGCTGCAACGGCAAAGGCTGTACAGAGGATGTAAGCTATACATTAAATACCATTAACCGACATGCTGTATGCGCGGGATTCAAGCATAAAGCCAGCGGAATGGCGCGCGGAATCGGATATGAAGAAGAAAAAGCCCCGTCTCTGATTGCTGGGCAAGAAAGCGCCGTTTACGATGCAAGAGGCAACGGCAACGGCTCAACGGTTCCAACGCTCACAGGCGATCATCAAAACCGTGTGACGGATTACACGGCGCTCTGCGTCGGCAATGGTCAGCTAAATCAAGTGAGCATGTCAGAGCAAGCAAACACGCTGGACACGATGCACGACCAACAGGCGGTTATGGTTAGCGCCGTAGATTGCAGAAACATGTATGAACACCCAGAAATCAGCGGAACACTTCAAAGCAAGCAGACGGGCGGCTTTAGCTTGAATTATCAGAATCCGATTCGAGTAATCAATGAAACAGCCCACACGCTTAAAGCAAAAGCAAACTGTGATTTCCGGGCGGATTCGGAAACTTACCCGATGCAAAACAGCATAGTCCGCAGGCTGACGCCGCTTGAATGTGAGCGTTTGCAGGGCTACCCGGACGGATGGACAGATATAGGCGACTGGACAGACAGCAAAGGCAAGAAGCATAAAGCCGCCGACAGTCCGCGCTATAAGGCTTTAGGAAACAGCATAGCGTTACCGTTCTGGCAATACCTGGCGCGTCGTATCTGCGCACAGTATGAGCGAGATATAACGATGGGCAGTTTGTTTGACGGTATCGGCGGATTCCCCCTTGTCTTTGAACGGTGCGGCGCTAAGGCGGCGTGGGCGTCAGAAATCGAAGAATTTCCAATAGCCGTCACGAAAAAGCATTTCCCGGAGGTGGAGCAATGACCACCAAAACCCCATGCCCGCCGGATTGCCCAGGGCGCTATCCCGGATGCGGGGCGCATTGTGATACGTTCAAGAAGCACCGCGCAAAACGTGTCGTAATCTATGAAAAGCGGCGAACGCAAGTCGAGATAGGCGATCTGCTGCATCGCGGCTATCTCAAAACAAAACGCCTGTAAACAGGCGAAAGGAAGGGAAAAAATGAACAGAAACAAATCCGTATTTATAACGCTTGTTATGGCGGTTATGCTTGCCGTGATTATGGCTGGAGCTTACAAAATTGAAATCCGGGCGTTCTACGTCCTGCTTGCGGTTCTCGCGGTATATGGTTTTCTCCGCGGCGCTGGCGATCTGTGCCGTTGGTTGCAGGAGAAGGACAAGCCCCGGCTTGAAACGGTCGAGGCGGAAGAGGTTGACCCGTTCGCACACGATGATGAATTTGGCGATTGCAAGGCTCGGATGTCATTCGGAACGATCAAGTTTC